AATATATTGTTTGTTGAATAATATAACACAACTTCCTAAATGTGAGGTTTGTGACAATCATGTAAAATTTAGAAATGATGGTAAGTATGCTGGCTCATATGCGAATTTTTGTTCTAGAGGATGTATATCCAAAGGCAGTACGACCAAAGCAAAAAAGAGAAGCACCACATTAAAGAATCACGGTGTTGAAAATCCATTTCAATCGGAAGAAATAAAAAAAATAATAAGAAAGACCATGTTAGATACCCATGGCGTTAAGTATCCACTTCAGAATCCTCAAATTTTAGAAAAGATGGAAACCACCATGTTGGATTTATATGGTGTTAAGAATGCTAGATCCAGTATCGAATTTAATACCAAAATCAAAAAAACAAACATGGCACGTTATGGTTCTGAAAATCCATTTAGTGCCGAATTGATAAAAAATAAAATCAAACAGTCGATTAAATTGGAACACGGTGTCGAACATATATCACAGAAACATATTTCCGAATTGTCGATGAACCTATTAAACAATAAAGAATGGCTACGCGAACAACACCATGCAAATAGTAGGTTATTGATTGATATTGCGGATGAGCTTGGTGTTACTTATACAACAGTTGGGAGATATTTAAAAAAATTTGATATAGATATTAAACATTATGGTACGTCTATAGCAGAAACAGAAATATTGCGATTTTTACAAGAAACCATACCTGATGTTGAAATTAAAACTAACATTACATCTATAATAAAACCATATGAGCTTGACATTTATATACCAAAATATAAGTTAGCTATTGAATATAATGGATTATATTGGCATTCTGAAGCAGCCGGTAAAGATGCCAAGTACCATTTAATGAAAACTCAAAAGTGCGAAGAACGTGACATTCGTCTTATTCATATTTTTGAAGATGAATGGAGAGATCAGCAACAAAAATGTAAGGATTCACTTAGGCACTTTATAGGGAAATCTGATAAAGGGATATATGCAAGAAAGACAACAATTTCCGAAATAACATGGAAACAAGCTAAAGAATTTTTGAATGAATATCATTTATTGAATGAGGGCAAACCGGGTAATTATAGAATTGGCGCTTTTGATGAGAATAATAATTTGATTGGTGTTATGGTTTTTGGACAATCAAACAATGAAGGTGGTGATTGTGCAACAGAACTTAAGCGATTTGTTACAAATAAGAAAAATAATCCAGGTTTAGGTTCAAAAATGTTCAAGTACGCAATAAAAGAAAAGGGGTATGATGAAATCATTGCATTTGTTGATCGTAGATGGTTTACTGGAAATGTAAAAGATCACATAGGATTTAAAAAAATATCAGAAGTTGCTCCTTCTGTATGGTGGACAGATGGTAAAACCCGTTATCATAGAAGATTTGTTACAAGAAAAAAATTAATTGTAGAAGGATATGATGATAATATGAGCAAACGTGAAATATTGGAATCTATTGGATATAGTAGAATATGGGATGCAGGAAAACTTAAACTTGGATGGTATAGTACATAATATACGACAACATTCCAAAAAAGTTGATAAATACATTGAAACTCATAAATAAAAGGAGAAGATTATGTCTGACAAAGTACAATTAGATAAAATGCTTGACAACATAATAAAAGATAAAGGTGAACAAGCAGAAGTTCATTTCCATGATTATCTACAAGGCAAAATGCAAGATACATTATATGGAACTGCTGATGAAGCTGATGAAGCCGAAACTGAAAACGATTAAAAATTTAAAGAGGATTAAAAATGGACAAAGCAAAACGACTTGAAGCAATTCAAAAAATGCTTGAATCACTAATCAAGGAAGATACTGAAACGGCCAATAGTCATTTTAGTGAATATGTAACAGCAAAAACTCGCTCATTAATTCTTGGTGATGTTGAAGACGAGGCTGTTGTAGAACAATCTAAAGAATCAGCATTCAGTAACTCTGGAACTGTCATGGATGACGACGTTAAAGGTGACGTTAAGTTTAAGAATGGTGGTAAGAAAACACTTAAGAAGCATGGCAATTCTTCTAAAGAACTTGAAGATGAAGTTAAAGGAAACATAAAGTTTAAGAACGGTGGCAAGCAACCAGCTAAAGTTTTAGAACCAACTCCTAAGCCAGATAGTTTTGATGATGGACGTAGATATTCAAACGGAACTTGTGATTAATATGGAACTTGTTGATATTATTAACCTGAGCGAACCATTGGAAGAAAAATCTAAACCTTCTTCTGGTCTTTCAAAAGGTGAAAAATCGAGTATCGTTAAAAAAGCCAAGAAAGGCGAAGACGTTGGAAAAAAGGGTAAAAACTTTGACAACGTAGCAGCTAAAGCAGCTAAAGAATATGGTTCTAAGGAAGTAGCTGAACGTGTTGCTGCCGCAGCAATGTGGAAAAATGCAAAATAAGAAACATTAAGGAAAAGGATTATGTCATCACAATTATTATTTGAAGAACTATCACCATCACAAGCAGGATTGATAACAGAATCCAGCTCAGATGGTGCCAATACATGGCTTAATGGTATTTTTATGCAAGGTGGTATTAAAAACCGTAATGGTCGTTTATACCCTATCAATGAAATTGCAGCTGCTGTTACTTCAGCTCAACAAAAGATTAATGAATCTAATGGAATATTTGGAGAACTTGATCATCCACAAACACTATCAATCAATCTTGATCGTATTTCACATGTTATAACTGAAATTCGTATTGAAGGTCAAAATGCAATCGGTAAAGCAAAATTACTTAGTACTCCAATGGGTAACATTGCACGTGAACTTGCAAATTCTGGTGTAGCACTTGGTGTATCCTCGCGTGGTGCTGGACAAGTAAATGAAGATGGTGGTGTAACTGGATTTAATTTTGTAACTGTAGATATCGTTGCACAACCATCCGCACCGCAGGCATATCCATCAACAGTAGTGGAATCACTTGATATGGCAAAGAATGGACATAACATTATAAGCCTTGCAGAAGACATGAAACGCGATGAAGCAGCACAAAAATATTTCAAAAAAGAAATAGAAAAATGGATAAACACTGGACTTTTTGCAAAAAAGTAAAATTTTAATACAGGTTTAGTGTGGCGGAAACCCGCATTCTACAAGGGTTTTAGAATATCTATATATTCTAAAACCCTTTTTTATGCGTATTTCATAAATATTTATTAGCAAAAAACATTTTAACTGTTTGAAAATATAAACATTTATACATTAGGAGAAGATAATGGAAGAATTGCTGCAAAAATTATTGGAAGCTGACATCCTTTCTGAAGATACAAAGAAAGATCTTGAAACCGCATTCCAGACTAAATTAGATGAAGCCATCACTGCCGCAAAAGAAACCGCTGCTGATGATGTCCGTGCAGAACTAACAGAACAGTGGGTTGAACAACGTGATCAACTTGTTGAAGCTGTGGATGCAAAAGTGGACGATTTTCTTGGACGTGAAGTCGAAGAACTAAAAGAAGACATTGAACGTTTCCGTGATTTGGAAGCTGAATATGCAGAAAAGCTTGTTGAAGCTAAAGCTGCTATGTCTGACGAACTTAAAGATGACTTGTTGGAACTTGTTGAGAAAGTAGATTCATTCCTTGAAATGCGTCTTGCTTCTGAACTTGATGAATTACACGAAGATCTTGAAGCACAACGTAAGAACGATTTCGGTCGTCGTGTGTTTGAAGCATTCTCTGAAGAATTCATGGTTAACTATTCTGATGAAGAATCTGCTGAAATCAGCCTACGTGAAACACAAGAACGTTTACATGACGCTGAAGAAGCTTTACAAGAATCCGAAAAAGCACGTGCGGAAGTAGATCGCCTTGTGGAAATGGAAAGAATTTTAGCACCTCTTACTGGACGCCAGAAAGAAGTGATGGAAGCAATCCTTAAAACTGTTGCTACGGAGCAGTTGGAAGAAGGATATAAGACCTTTATTGGTCGCGTAATCCGTGAAAACGACTCAGAGAAGGAAGGTTCAGTACTAGCTGAGAAAGAAGATTGTGATGATGACGATGACGACGATGACGACAAGTCCGATAACTTCAAGAAGAAGTCTAAGAAGAAGTCTGATAAAGATGACGACAAGAAGAAAAAAGATGACGACGAAGAAATGGAAGAAGGCGTACTAATCACAGGCGACAAACAGGAAATTATGGTAGAAGGTGTTTCTGTTGAAATGTCTGAAACTACTAAGAAACTGCGTATACTCGCCGGTATTGAATAAGAATAATAACTTAAACCCCTAAAGGAGAAATTAACATGGAATCATTATTCGAAAACTGGAATGAAACCAAAGCAGCAATGCTTGAAGGTTTAGATTCTGGAAAACAAAAAATCGTTGGTCAGCTTTTGGAAAACCAAAAGTCTTCAATGATTACAGAAGAAGCTGCGGCTGGTGCAACAAGTGCACATGACATCTCAGGCTTCCGTAAAATTTTAATCCCAATGATACGTCGTATTATTCCTGGCACTATTGCTACTGAGTTAGTTGGTGTCCAGCCTATGACTGGTCCTGTTGGATTAGTATACACGCTACGTTACCGTTATGCGGAAGCAGTAGCAAGTACATCACACTCTAACCCATTTGGTCTTCCAGGTGCTATTGGAGTTGGTGACGAAGTATTTGGTAATAGTTCACCTATCCGCCAATGGTATTCATCTGGTGCTGGTGATGGTGCTCCTGCTGGTGTAGCAGACGCACAAGTTGCTGGTGCATCTGGTATTAATAGTGCCCCTAACGCAGAAACACCAATTTCTACAGCAGAAGGTACTGGTAATGCTTGGCCTTCAAGTCTTGGTGCTGCTGATACTTCACAGTTTGGTCCATTTGCTGAAAACGTTGCGGACTTAGGTCGAGGCGGCGTAGCTGGTTCACTACACGGTGGTTCTGGTAGCTTCTTGGAAGGTTCTGGTGGTCGTAAGATGACTATGGACGTTGTAAACCAAGCAGTTGAAGCTGGCTCGCGTAAATTACAAGCTGGTTGGACTATTGAAGCTATGCAAGATCTTAACGCACAGCATGGTCTTGACCTTGAATCAGAAATGACTCAAGCACTATCTGCTGAAATCGTTCAAGAAATTGACCAAGAAATCATCACTGACTTACTTGCACTTGCTGGTACAGTTGATTCATTTGATGGTGCTGGTACAGGTTCTTACGGTACTGCTGGTAACTACACACCTGCTTATGTTGGTGACCGTCTTGCTAACCTTGGTGTTATTATCAACCGTGTAGCAAACGAAATCGCACGTAAAACACGTCGCGGTGCTGGTAACTACATCGTAGTTTCACCATTAATCGTTTCTATTCTTCAGTCTGCAAGCAAGTCTGTATTTGCGCCTGCTATTGAAGGTTCATTTAAAGGTCCAAACAACACTATGTTAGTTGGTACTTTGAACGGTTCAATCAAAGTGTATTCTTATCTTTGGAATCAAGTTGGTGCTGGCGTAGACTTAGGTCCAGCTTCTCCACAAGGAAATGCACAAGATACTATCCTTGTTGGTTATAAAGGTGGTAACGGTGAAACGGACACAGGTTATTTCTACTGTCCTTATATTCCACTAATGTCTTCTGGCGTTGTGGTTCACCCAACTACGTTCCAACCTGTAGTTAGTTTGATGACTCGTTATGGTAAAGCAGTATTCACCCATACACAAACATCCCTCGGTAATTCCGCAGATTATTACGGAAAAATCAATGTGGTAAACCTAGACTTAGCATAAGCTAAACTCACTAAAGCCCTGTTTTTACAGGGCTTTTTTGTTGTCTATTGGGAAATAGTCCCGCCTAATACCATGTTGATAAATAGTATTATATATGATATAATACTATTAGTGGAGAATATAATGCCAATAGCAAAAAATAAACAAGAAGAATTTAATAAACAATACATAAATGGTTTATTGAATGAAAATAGAATAAAATTATTAGAACCATTTACAGGCGCAAAAAAACACCATACTATGGAATGTTTGGTATGTGGTCATATATGGAGAGCTACACCTATATCCAAACGAAGAAATTATAAAATTTATGGTAAAGGTGGTTGCCCACAATGCAATACGACCACTCGCGATACTGGATATAAAAAAATAAGAGAACAAAATCTCAAAAAATTAAAAGATAGGGGAATTGTAGTTTTAACAAAAGATTATGATGGTAGGACATATCTTGATTATGATAACAACCCACATAAAAAAATAAAAGTAAAAAATCTTAATTGTGGGCATATATTTGAATGTTCACCAAGTAATCTATTAAACGCAAAAACAGAGTGTGCAATATGTGGGCCACAAAACAGGGCGAAGCCATTAATACAGTGGTCTAAAAACAATTCCAAAGAATGGAAAAAAACAGCAGGTGAATGGGAAATATATAGGAATTCCGCCCATGAATTAACACGACTAGAATACAATAAAAATAAACATATTATAAATCCAAAGAATCTGCCACGTGGTAAAGCTGGTGTTGTAGGAGCTTATCATCTTGATCACATAGTTCCAGTGAGATTTTGTTTTGATAACAATATACCACTTGAAGTTTGTGCACATATATCCAATTTACAAATGTGTCCATGGAGAGATAATATATCTTCACGAAATCACATAAAAGGATCGCTACCGCCAATGTTCTTACAGTATGTTGAAAGTGGAAAGCGTATCAAAAAACTGGCGAATAGTCTAAAAGTACAAATTTTACCCAATGCCAAGTTATTTTATCAATTGGATGATATCAACATTACACTTTATGATAAAAAATCTAAAGTGGGGATTGTTATAATACCGTTGGATAAATCATTTGCTAATATGAAAACTGCACATCTTTCTATGAAAACTATGCAAAAAAATAACATCAAACCATTTATAATTTTTGAAGATGAACTCAATAAAGATTTTATTGTTAATAAAATAGAACATTATTTAGGTAAATCCAATAAGAACATACATAGGATTCATGGCAGAAAATGCATTATTAAACAAATAGAATCTAAAGAAAAATCAAAATTTTTGAATACTTACCACATTCAAGGAAATGATAAATCCCAAATATCTTATGCCGCCTATCACGAAGACGAATTGGTCGCAGTAATGACATTCACCAAACCTCGTCCACTATTGGGATATAAAGATCCAGATAGAAGTGTGTATGCTGACATGTGGGAATTATCACGATTTGCAACTAATACAAATTATAGAATTCCTGGGATAGCAAGTAAGCTATTATCTACTTTTAAAAATGAAAATGTATGGGAAAAAATAATAAGTTATGCAGATAAGCGATGGAGTGTCGGGAATCTTTACGATGTTCTTGGATTTACTATGGAAAAATCTAATCCCCCTGATTATTTTTATATTGTTGATGGTATACGAAAACACAGATGGAATTATAGAAAAGATAAATTAAAAGAAATATTGTCAAATTATGACCCAAATATTACAGAATATGAAAACATGGAGAATGCTGGATATTATAGGCTGTGGGGATGTGGCACCTTGCGGTACGTTCTTATAAATACTTAAATGAAACTATATCAACTATTTGAAAATCCCACAGATTTTTCTAACCTCATAAAAGATAAGTATAACCTTACTACATTCTTTGTATATGAACGTCCTGACACAATAGCCCTAGATATGATAGAAGTGCCAAAGGCTGATCGCAAACAGGGTATTGGAACAGCAGTAATGAACGAACTTATACAATACGCAGATGAACAAGGCAAAAGAATAGTATTGACCCCAGGACTTAAAGATGATAGGCATGGCACCACATCACGTGCACGCTTAGTAAAATTCTACAAACGCTTTGGTTTTGTTGAAAATAAAGGTAGAAATAAAGACTTCGCAATATCAGATGGTATGTTCCGAAATCCCCAATAGGTTACATTTTTGTAAAGCCAAATAACCACAATCATAAATAATTATATCTATAAAATTAACTGGGATTTATCATGAGTTTTGAATTAACCTTCAGACAATATCTTCAATCTAAAGACGCTCTTCGTGAAGCTGTTAATGAGACACCACAACAGACTAAAGAATATCTTGTAACCAAATATTGTAAGTTAGTAGTTGGTGAAAGTAAAGATAACAAAGAACAAATAAATCTAAAACCCAATAACAAGGTAATAGTTGAATGGTTATATGATGATATTGATAATCCATCAATAACCAATATAACTTTCGAGGGTGTGTGTGATTCTATAGATAGTGAAGATCATACAACCTATTGGCAAACCTACAAATTACAACGTTGGTTGCTAAGAAATACAAATCAACAATAATTACTATCCCACCGCTACAAATCATAAATACATCAATATAATCGGAGTGTTTATTGATGTCATCCTTTGAAAGCATCCAAGATGCCGCTTTTGCGCTAAAGGCAGAAGGGCAAGAAATAAAAATTAAGCTAAAAAAAGGCGTTCCTGCCACCGGGCAAGCGACTGTAGAATGGACTATCCCTAAGCCAGCTCAGGGATGTGAATCATCTGATACGGGCGCGTATGCTGGTATTTTAATACTAATTTCACCAGAACCAATGACAGGTGCTAATGTACCACAAGACGGAACAGTATATGTCGCCGACCCTACTGCTGATTACGATTTATCAACTGCTGATAAAATAGGTAACGCTTATGTTGTTGGTGCTTTTTATGAATGTGAAGAAAAAGCACGCGGTGAATCCTTAACAACATCATTAGTTATAAGTGATATGAATGCAGGTGAAGTTTATTATGTTGCTGGTTATGCTTTGGATTGTCAGAATAGATATCATTCTGATGGTATACGTGCATATTCAGATAGATTTGGTTCTAAGACAGGGAGCGACCTTGCCGCAAAACAAATTATTGATCTCGGTGAAGCTGGCGCGGGCGTATTACCGACAGATGGCACGGGACTTATCCCTGGTGTGAATTATGAATTTGATGTCATCTACGACAATACTTTCCCTGATGGTACGGACTTTAAAACAATACCAGTTAACATTGATGGTATTAATGGTGGCACATATGAAAATCTTTTAATTGAGATTCGCGATGCAATAGCCCTTGCAAATAATCCAACACAATCACCAATCGCCCCTGGTTCTGGTAGTTTTTATTGGAACGCAGTAGAAGAACAACTTTATCAATTTGATGGACAATCGTACACTGCAATAGATTCAATAAATGAACCTATCGACCCATCTGTAATCACGCCAGGTACGTATTGGTATGAAACAACTACTGGTATTTTATATCGTTTTAATATACCAAGCCCCACAGGATGGAATGTTATACCATTAACCACTAGCGAATCAGATCCAACAAATCCTGATTGTGAATCCTATTGGTTTGATGGTGTTATTGGTAGGCAGTGGAACGGATCAACGTGGTGTGAAACACCTACAACAATTTCTATTACAGATCCGAGTGATTGTCCAATATTAGCATGTGGTACTTATTGGTTTGATGAAATCAATAGTATATTAAAGGTATGGAATGAAGTTGGCACAACATGGGATGTAACTACTGCTATTTTTTGGGATGAAGCGCCCAACAATATTTCAAATGGTACTTATTGGTTTGATGATGTTGTTGGAAAGTTATTCATCCGAAATGCTGGAATGTGGGTAGATATAACAATCACCACAAAAATTCAAACAATTGAACCATCGCCAAAAGTAGATGGTATGTTGTGGTATAATCCAGAAACGGAAGAACTTAAACGATACGTTTTGGCAATATCAGATTGGGTAGATGAGAAAGTTTTGGTTTGGTCTGAAGATCCAACCAATATTGAATCTTGTGATTTGTGGTGGAACTCTGTAAATGATAAGCTTTATACATGGGATTCAGCAAACAATGAATGGGATGAAGTAGCTGTCTTTATACAAAGTGCAATTGACCCATCAAACGCAGCTATTATTGGTATTGGTGATTTGTGGTATAATCCAACAATATCTAAACTATTTAAATGGGATGGTAGTATTTGGGTTGAAGTTAATCATATTTCAAAAGCTACTGACCCTCGTGTAATAGCTTTGGGTGATTCTTGGTATATGCCATCAACAAATAAATGGTTTGTTTGGGACACACCAAATGCTGGCTGGAATGAAATAAATCCAATTGATTCTGAGTTTGATCCTACAAGTATTCCAAGCGGAACTTATTGGTATGATACATTAAATAATGCATTGTTTGTTCGTAATGGTGTTGTGTGGGAAACTGTTTTATTTTCAACACAACCATTTGTCCCAATGCGTGGAGAACAATGGTATGATTCTTTAAATAGAATTTTATATGAATGGACTGGAACAATGTGGGAAGAAGCAATCCCTGTTGCAATGGTCAATTTTAATTCAAAAGGTGGTATAACTTTCACATCTTCTGAAGCAGGCAGTCACGCAGTAGTTATTATTCCAGCTCCAGAAGGAAATGTTTCTAACTTTACACCATGTTCTATAGGAACTGGTTTTGCATTTCAAGGAGTGGATGATATAGGTGCTGCACAATGTCAGTTCAATAACAAATCAAATATTGGTAGGATATACACAGCACGTGATATTCCAAATAATTCATATTTGTGGAGTAATTTATCATTTCCAGGTGGTGTATTATTACCAGAAGGAGGGAACGATGGTCAATCAGGTGTACCTTCTTATCTTGAAGTTGGGGTTGGTACGGATGGTTCACCCGATGAACGCCGTGAACTTATGGATAGTATTCGTAGGCAATTAGGACATCCAACAGTAACAGTAGAATTAGATAATGTACAATTGGATACTTGTGTCAACATCGCATTGGAAACATTTAGACAACGTGCAGCCGCTGCCACAAGACGTGGATTCTTTTTTATGGATATTGAACCAGGAAAACAACAATATCTTATGACAAATAAAGTAATCGGTTATAATAGAATCGTAACTGTAATGTCTGCATATAGATTTACGTCTGCGTTTTTATCATCTGCACACGGTGCTGGCGCATACGGTCAGATTGTATTACAACATTTATATAATATGGGAACGTATGATTTAACGTCTTTCCATTTGGTTAGTCAATATGTTGAGCAATTGGAAATGTTATTTGCTACACGATTAACATACGGTTTTCATGAACACAACAGAATATTATCTTTTTATCATGCGTTTACAAGAACAGAGAAAGTTCTTTTGGATTGTATGGTGGAAAGAACAGAACAAGATTTACTCAAAGATAGATATAGTAAAATGTGGATAGAACGGTATGCATTGTCGGAGGCTATGATGATGTTATCACATATTCGTGGTAAGTTTGCCTCATTGCCGGGAGCAGGCGGTGGTGTTTCTTTGAATGCCGCAGAATTAGTAACATTGGGTCAATCTTATCGTGAGGATTGCTTATTACAATTAGATGAATTTGTAGCTGATACACCAGAAGATGTAGGCCTACATAGTACATTCATATTAGGATAAATTAAAGGAGAAAAAAATGTCCATATTAAAAAAAGTATTAAATGAACTGAGTCCTTATGGTGAAATGGGTTTGCCCACAGGTCAGGGTTCGCAAGGAATTGGAAATGAAGATTCACAACAAAAAAACACCAAACTTACTGCGGCGTATAAGCTACAGAAATTGGCACAAAATCATCAGACTGATATGCAGGGAAATGCACCACAAAGTTTAAATGATAGACTTCGGCACCATACCCGTGCGGAAGAAGAAGAAAATGATATGAATTATGATATGGGTGGTGGCGAAGATTATCCATCTGATGAAGAAATGGGCGGCATGGAAGATGAAATAAACCAAACATCAATGAATGATATGAGTATGGACGACATGGGCATGGATGTTGGTGAGGATGGTGTAGATATAGAAGAAGTTAAAAACTTTTTTACTGACAATCCATCACCAACAGATGAAGAAATTGCACAATATGCAGGTGAGCGGGGAATTGAAATGGATCAATTGCGCCAAGAAGTCTATGCACTAATTCAATCACTACTGGATGCTGCTAAAGGTGATGAAGAAATGGGCATGGATGATACCCAAGGCATGGATGACATGGACGGTATGAGTAGTGATGATGACATGTCAGCTGACGAAGAAGATATGGGTGATGAACAGAGTGGTCTTAATACTAAGTTTGATTTTTCCTCTGGCATTGACGACGATGAATTTGAAATTAGATCTAAACTGAGATAAAAATGCTTTTACGTGAAATACATGTTGATAATTTTAAGATGGCGATGGGAACATTGTATGAAGAATGGCAACAACATGTAGACCATACACGATCATCTCGGTTTGTTCCGAAGGAGTATGATGATATGGAAGGCGGTGCGTTTTGGATAAACGCATATACTAATGACATTCTACAAGGACAGTTGTCGCATGTGGAAATGATCCGACAAAACCCAAAAGTTTTTGGGTTAACGGATGACGGTATGCCTGTTGGAGATTTAGAAGACTTTGGAATAGATGACCCTGAGTATGAAGCATGGTTGAATAAAAACGACCCCAACACTAGCAAGATGAAGTATGGTGTTTTTATGGATGGGTGGATTCGTGGTTCTTATGAACAAGATGATTACTTTGAAGTAACAGGAATAAGTCCTGTTATAAAAAAGGCATCTGATAAATTAATGGAAATTATAAATTCTGTTAATCCAAAAAAAGTAGTTATTGAAATAATGGATGAAGGAACATATAAAAATACGTTCACATTGCCGGAAGATAAAGATAAATTAAAAGGATTTATAAGTAAATGAAAGAATGCAACGGCTTCGCTGATTCGTGTACGGGAACAGTAGGACCCAAATTTGACAACCCTACAGATGCCCCGAACGGTGGTGCACCTTGTGGCACAAGTCTTGTGTCCGACAGAGATATCTCTGCTGGTTCAATAAAGTGTAGTGGGTTTAGTTTACAAAATAATAATGCTAATGATTTCATAGAAGATGTCGTTGAAGAAGCTTTAAATATAGGCGGCGCTGATTTAAATATCTATAAGCTTTTGGGTGTACACGAACAAGGAAAATTAGTTGATTGTACAGGTAGAGGAAACCCTATTTCAAATGGTGATGCCGCCAATTTTCCAGCTTCAAATGCATTTGATAAATTTATAACGGAATGGCGTTCAGTGCAAAAGGGAGCAGGTGTAATTCCATCTGCGTATATTGGTTATGACTTTGGTAATATAAAAACAAACGATGATTCCAGACCTTCATATGGTGTAGAAACCAGCATATTTAAACACATTGCTACTATAGCTATCAAACAAAGCACAAATTCTAATAGTAGAGTAACCCGTGCCCGCATAGAACGTTCTGATGATGGTAAAAAATGGTATGGTGTATCTGTAGTAAATTTTCCAGATGATGATTGTCTTAATACTATACAATTTAAACACTCTGTGCCATCGAGATATTGGCGAATACGACCAATAGACTTCGCAGGTACAACAACTAACGACTCGTGGTCTGTTGTAGCTATACAAATGTTTCACAATTATATTGCTACAGAAATTAACAATATTCAAGATAAGGTATTATTGGAAAATCGTGATAGGGACTATGCTGACGAAAATATAACAATAAAAGGTTATTATGATTTAACGGATGTACCAACAGAATTGTCTGCATTTGGTATAGAATTACCATCACTAACAATGTATATGACTGTAAGTTTTTCTGCGTGTGTTAAGTTGTTAGGTCGCCCCTTGGTAATTGGTGATATAATGGAGATACCAAGTGAAGCTCAATATTCCGCCGAGTTGAAAAAAATACTTAAATGGATGGAAGTAACTGATGTGTCATGGTCACCAGAAGGATATACCCCAGGTTGGCGACCAACATTGCTTCGTATAGTAGCACAACCGGCATATGCAACTCAAGAAACCCAAGACATATTTGGTGATTTAGATGAAGCATTGCCAGATGAATTAGGTACTGTTAAAGGTGGTGATGGTAATAGCCCAATATATCAGGATTATTTTGCTGTTAGTCAAACATTGGAAGCTGAAGCAAAAGATGCCGTACCTGAACGTGGTGCAGAGGCATCCAGTCATGTTCGCCAATTTGAACAAGATGAAATTGATACAGCGGCTGAACAAGGTGTTGATATAACTAAAATAGGTTTAAACCCTCGCGGATTATATGTGGAAGATGCTATGCCACCAAACAATGCACCGTTTACAGAAGATACTGATTTTCCTAATAGTCCAAAGCATGGTGATTATCATAGGATGACATATGCGGGACTTTCAAAGGATATACCAGCACGGCTTTATCGTTACTCTGAATCTAAAGGAAGATGGATATATTTGGAAACAGACTTACGTGCACAATATAATCCAGCCAAACCAATTTTAAAAGAATTTATAACATCACCAAATGCAGTTGATGAAGACTCTATAACACAAACCCGCGAAAGAATCAGCGATAATTGTGAGGAAAATTGATGGCTACTACAATTCTAAATGACTATTATTATGATGAACAGTTTCGCTCATATATAGTGCAATTTGCCGCAGTTTTTGCTGGCATTAAAGTAATGATTGGTCAAAATGAAGATACAAAACCAAAACTTATAACAGTGCCAATTAAAAATGCAAGCTCTGATAGGGTAGTTGGTTCTATTATAGGTGAGCAATCACAAAACAAACCACTACGTATACCTATAATGTCATTTCAGCTTGTTGGGATAGATCAAGCCCCAGAGCGAAGAAAGGGTATTGGATTTGTTAAACGAAATACTTATATGCCAACAGGTGGAAGCTTTCCTGATGATATGACAGTTGTAGAACAGCGTCAACCAGTGCCATATAAAATGCAGTTTGAATTAGCTATATGGACAAGTAATCAAGATCAACATTATCAAATAGTAGAACAGATATTGACATTGTTTAATCCAATATTGCAGTTACAGACATCAGATGAATTGTTTGATACTACGAGAATAACATCCATGGAATTAATTGATGTTAGGCTTGAAGAGAATGTACCACAAGGTACAGATAGAAGATTGATACAAACAAGGATGGGATTTGTAGTGGATTTATATTTATCTACTGCTGCTATCACTCACAATAACTATGTTAAGGATATATATGTACGAATTGGTGCAATCGGAACAAATAGTACAAATTCTTATAATATTATATCGGATCTGGATGCACAGGGAGAAGAATACGAGAAAGTATTCACAACTGATGATATAGATGTAACCTAATAGCTTAAATTTGTTTGTTTTTGGGATATGTTATAAATACTAATAACCACATACGTGGAAGGATTTTAAATGGTTAAGGAGAACTAACTATGGCAACTTTGGTAAGCGCAGGTGTAAGTGTAACGGTAACAGATGAAAGTTTCTTCATCCCTGTATCTGCACCCACCGTACCTTTATTTTTTATTGCTACACAAGACGAAAAATTACAATCTGATGGCTTGACGCCAGCATCTGGCACATTTGAACATGGTGTTATACGAACAGTAACAAGTCTTCAGCAAAGTACAGAACTTTATGGTATTCCAAGCTTCTTAGAAGATGCTGGAAGCGGTGCTCCTCACCATGGTGATGCACGAAATGAATATGGTGTATTTGCATTAAATCAATATTTGGGTCTTGGAAACAAGGCATATGTTATTCGTGCAAATGTAAATCTTAATGATAATTTGACAGATCTTCGTACTTTATGGGATACAAAATTTGCAGAAGCAAAAATTGTCCTTGAAAATCTTATTCAAAATTTTATCAATGAAAAAGATGCAATTGGTACTGGTTCACCAGCAGTTCCAAATCCACCAGGTACTACAACAACAGTAACAGCAGCAGAATTGCAATCATTGGCAAACACTGCAACGCAAGATTTATTTAATTCGTCTTCTTTTACTAATATTGAAACCGACTTTTTTGGTTCTATAATAATTGCTTCAGCATTGAACGTTTATGGTTCTGGTTATAACTTACCACCAACAGGTGTTTATGATAGTTTTAATTTTATTTCTGCTAACATTGCATTACCAGCATACGCTTCATATCCAGGTGGTGGTACAGTAGCGGGTGAATTTACACCACAAGAAGGCGGAGATTTCTTAGTTGCGACTGGCGATGATATGAAATTTACACTAGAATTCTTGAATGGTACCAGTCTCGGAGCAAATGATGCGGCTCGTCGTAATTCAATCGTTACTGCATTACAAGCGGCAGTTAACAGCAATACTGGTATTCGCGCCGAATCTTTTGATTACAACCTAATTACATGTCCTGGTTATCCAGAAGTGGCAGATGAACTTCTAACACTTGTTGCTGATATGCAGGATGAAGCTATGGTAATATCAGACACACCGATGAACTTGGATGTTGATGGTATTACAAACCCATCTACTGGTTGGGCAGCAAGTACTGCTCGTCAACGCAGTAACCATATAGCATACTATTATCCATCAGCTCAAGCATCCAATTTGGATGGTAAGAATGTGGTTTGTGCAGCATCGGGTGTAGCACTTAGAACTTATACATTCAGTGATAACGTTTCATTCTTGTGGTTCGCACCAGCAGGAATACGTCGTGGACTGATTTCGGGCGTTTCAGATCTTGGTTACGTTACGGGGGCACTTGGTACACCAACAACATTTGAGCCATTGGCACTTAATCCCGGTGAACGCGATGCGCTGTATCAATATGCAGCTGGTAGTGATATAAATCCATTAGTATTTTTCCCAGGTCAGGGTTTTGTTGTTTGGGGGCAGAAGATGTCTACGCCAGCAGCATCAGCACTTGATAGGGTAAACGTTTCTCGATTGGTTAAATATATTAAACGCCAATTAAGAAAGAATACATTAGCATTCGTTTTTGAACCCAATGACGCATTGACCCGTGATAATCTTAAAGCGGTTGTTGATAATTTCTTGGGTGATTTAATTGTTAAGCGCGGTTTATATGATTTTGTTACTGTTTGTGATGAAAGCAATAATACACCAGATCGGATTGATAGAAATGAAATGTATATAGATGTTGCAATAAAACCAGTTAAAGCAGCTGAATTTTTATACATACCAATTCGTGTAGTAGCAACTGGTGCATCAATTTAATAATACAAGGAAGGAAATAAAAAATGTCTACAATTAATGATATGGGAATCCCAGGCGTTGGAAATGGAATTTTACATCCAAAGCAGAAGAACCGTTGGAGAATAACATTTGCTAACCTCGGTGGCGGTGCAGATTCACAACCATTAAGTATGCAAGCCATAACTGTTACTCGTCCAATTTTACAGTTTGATGAAATTCAATTAGACCGTTATAATTCGCGTGCATGGATAGCAGGCAAATATACTTTTGAACCAATCACACTTTCGTTTGAAGATGATGTTAGTGGTACTGCTTCAAGAGTTATTCAGGCACAGTTGCAGAAGCAACAATGGTTAATTGGTGCTGAAGGTCAGTGGATGGCAGCAACAGGAGAGGGTTCGCTGTACAAGTTTGTAACATATCTTGATATGTTAGATGGTAACGACCAAGTCACTGAAAAGTGGACTATTGAAGGTTGTTGGCTACAACAAGTGGATTATACTGATTTGGACGTAGCTTCTGGTGAAGTTGTTCTTATTACAGTTAACTTGCGTTATGACCATGCACGACAAGACCTTGAAGGATTTAAATATTCACAAGGTGAAGGTGTCGCTACAGGTGGTTCTGGCGTATAACCTTCTATACAGAAGTAAGGTACACAAACGGGGACAAAAGTCCCCGTTTTTTCTCATTGATAATAATACATAAATACAACCATAACAGAGGAAGTTAATATGGCAGCAGATCCACGATTTAATTTTATTATTAGTTGTCCTAATGCGGGTAAAAAATCACAAGAAGACGGCTTTAATAGGAAGGAGTTTTTCGGCACTTTGGGAAAAATTGGTGATATTGAAGCACTTAATCGTATAGGTGGTGGTAAAGTATCACAAGGATTGCGCAGCCTAGCGTCCGCATCAGATGCCATACGTAGTGGTGATACGTCGTCTGCAATAATAACAAATGGTGTTTCTGGTGATCAATCGGGTGCTAATGTGGTGCTTGCTGAAGTAGGTATTAACCCACAACAAGCACAGAAAGCAGGTCAATTTAATCCAGGTGTATTAAACCGTGGTATCGCAGAAGCCGAAAACGTTTTCGAGCAAGTTAAGCAGGGTGATTTCACATTAGAAAAAATACCTGGTTCTTTTCAGAACTTACAAAATTTATCAGATTTGGCTGGTGGTGTTTTTACTGAAGAAGCAACAGCCACCCCAATAGAATTGTGTGGTGCTAAACCATATGCTAGAGCCTTGATCAACTTCGCACCAAAACACAAATTTATGTTTGTTGTGCAGTTTACATTCAAAGAAGAATATGCAAGGTTTGATGATTCTGGAAGATATATGGCATTTGTAGTAAAGACATCTTCAAGACCAAATATCAATATAGAACACGAAGATGTTAATATGTATAACTTCTGGTCTAAGGTGGCAAGAAAAACTACATACGAACCAATAACTATGCGTTTTCATGATGACCAAGCCAGCAAGACGCAATATTTTATCAATAACTATATACGCGCAATAAGTCCTATTGCAAAAACAAGAACTAAGTTTGATAACCAAGGCGGAAATTCTAATCATGCGTGGTTAGAAGATCGTGGTATGATAAATGGTACTGATAAAACGGCTTCATTGACAAAACTTAAAGGTGACAATACATCAATATTTGATGAAATAAGAGTATTTCACATTTACAATTATGGACAATTGATGTCTGTCAATACATATATAAATCCAAAAATAACATCTATAAATTTTGATGATTTGGACATGTCAGAGGGTTCTACCGCAAATGAGATAGAAATTCAATTTGCTTATGACGCGTTAAATATAATAGATCTATTTCCTATTAGGGGAAGCGAGAAGAAAGTTGAAGAGTTGTCTGGTGGTGCCATCGGTCAAGACCTTCATAGTATTGTTCCAGTATTTGAAGTTGGTCCATCAGCAGGCGAATCGGCGGGTGGTAATTTTGGTATAGAAGATTCTATCACACCAGCATCCGACACCGACATTGAAGATCCATCTGGTTTAATAGCTGCCGGCTCGGATTTAATTGATGGGGCAATTTCAACCGCACAGGATGCAGTTGCTTCAGTACAAGGTGTTGTGAGTGGTGTAGTTTCGACGGCAAATTCTAAGATTGATGCATTGCAAGCAGAACTTGCAGCGGGCGGCCCCGATAGTGGTAAGACACCTAATGGCTTTGGTAAAATACCCAATGGGTTTGGATAATGAAAACTAAACAACATAAAAAGGGATTTTTTGTTCCTAGAAATCCACACAAATACATTGGTGATCTCAACAATATAGTCTTCCGCTCATCTTGGGAAGAAACTTATATGCAATTCCTAGATAATAATATGCAGGTTAAGCGTTGGGGTTCGGAAATAATATCCATCCCATACATAAAACCCACTACGGGTAGAGTCCATAAGTATTTCCCAGATTTTTATGTAGAATATGAAAACCGCAATGGTGAATTGCTTAAAGAAGTCATTGAAGTAAAGCCATTAAAACAAATCAAGAAGCCTACTGTCCGTGGAAAAAGTAAGAAAACACAACTTTATGAAAGCTTGACGTGGGCAATTAATATGTCTAAATGGAAGTCAGCCCAACTTTTCTGTGATAAATACGGGTTCAAGTTTAAAATAATGTCTGAACGGGATATATATAAATGAGCACAGAAATTAAAACAATTGAAGAGTTGGTGGAACATCCATTGGAAGAAGCCTTCGACATCGAACCTGGTACCACAGTATCAGTGCATACTGAACGTTCATCTGAGATGGTTGAAACTGAACAGTATGATAATAAAGATGATGAAATTGATGAGCAGTTTCAAGAGATATATGACCGTGCAATGGCAGCATTTGAAGATCAGGTCGCAGAAGCTGAAGTAGTAGAAGGCAAATATAAAGCACGTAATATGGAAGTTGGTGTTCAATTACTAACAGCAGCTCTTCACGCAGCGAAAGAAAAATCTAACCAAAAACAACACAAAGATAAATTAGATGTTGCGAAGAAAAAGGCAACCGGACAAACAAATACACAGAACAACGTTTTTGTTGGAAGCCACAAAGATATCATAGATAGATTACTCCAAAAAGGAAATACGTACGATCAGGAAGAATGATTGGTAACCTACTTAATTTAAGGGCTAAATACTATTATGAAAGAACATCTACTGGAAAAGTTAACTACATATAAAGAATTAGCACTTTGCGCAAAAGACCCTGTTTACTTTATTGATAATTATGCTACTTGTATAAATCCAACACATGGCAATTTTCCCATGGTGCTTCAGGAATATCAAGAAGATTTATTAAAGACATATGTTAATAGTAATACAATAGTTAATGCACCCAGACAATCTGGTATAACATTAACAACAAGCATGTATATTTTGTGGTATGCGATGTTTAATCCATTTAAAACTATAGGGATAATATCTGATAAAAGACAAAGTACCTTTTATAATTTAGTGATGGTACGCCACGCATACAACAATCTTCCCGATTTTCTTAAAGAGATTGTTGGTATTAAAGTCAACAATAAGGGATCTATGCAATTTTCAAACGATTCGTTGATTTTAGCACTTTCCACTGAACCTTGTTCTATGCGTGGAATATCTTTTGATATGATACATTTGGATAATTTTTCTTATGTTAAAGAAAGTAAACAGGAAGATATATATGACTACGTTCAAATATCTACATATGCCAACAAATCAAAGATAATAATAACCTCAACGGGAGCTAATGCTGTAGGAAAGTTCCATGAACTATTTCAAGATGCTTTAGTAGGTATGAATTCCTTTAAGTCTGTGCACATAAAAATAGATAGTCTTTCTCCACAATATAAAAGATTAATCGTTAAGGAGGATGATTATGGCACGCAAATTAAATAATAGATTAAGAACAGAAAATCAAGAAATAGAATATACCGAAGAACACGTAGCAGAACTTTTAACGTGTGCCACAGATCCTGTTTATTTTATTAGTAGTTATGTCAAAGTACAACATCCAACCAAAGGTGCTATGCCATTTAAACTATATGACTATCAGAAAAAGATGGTTAATATTTTTCATACAGAAAGATATAGTATAACGCTTTCTGCAAGACAAACAGGAAAATCTGTAACATCCGCCGCATATCTATTATGGTTTGCGATGTTTAATCGTGATAAAACTATTCTTATTGCCGCAAATAAAAATGCCAATGCCATGGAAATGATATTGCGTATACGTTACGCATATGAAGAATTGCCATTTTGGCTTAAGCCTGGTGTTAAAGATGATGGTTGGAATAAACATGAAATTGGTTTTGATAATGGTTCGCGTATAGTATCAACAGCCACCTCGGCTGATTCTGGTCGTGGTATGGCTATTTCGTTATTGTTCCTCGATGAATTTGCATTTGTTAAACCAACAATTCAAGATGAATTTTGGACATCAATATCACCAACACTATCAACTGGTGGTGCTTGTATAATGACATCAACCCCCAATGGTGATATGAACATTTATGCCCAGGTGTGGCGTGCAGCATTGGCTGGCACGAATGGTTATAAGCCAATCCATGTTAAGTGGAATGAACCGCCTGGTCGCGATGAAAGATTCAAGGAAGAGGAAATTGGTCGCATTGGTACAAGACGTTGGTCGCAAGAATATGAATGTGAATTTTTGTCATCTGATGCACAATTGATCGATTCTTTGTTTTTGGCAAACCTTACAAAAGAACTGGATGGAATTTTACCATTAACAAATATCCGTGGTGTTACGTTTTTCGAGAAGATTAACCCAGCGTCAACATACTTGGTTGGCGTAGATCCATCGTCGGGTAACGGCGAAGACTTTAGTGTAATTGAAGTATTTGAATTTCCTTCATTAAAACAGGTTGCAGAATATCGTTCCAATACAATGTCAATGAAAGATTTATATGACGTTTTGAAGAATGTTTTATTATATCTTGAAGATAGGGCAGAAACTGTGTTCTTTTCAATAGAAAATAATGGCGTTGGTAATGGTCTTATTACATTACACGAAGCCGATGAAGATCCAGTAACATTAGCAGAATTTATTTCAGAACCTGGTAAGGAAAAAATGGGGTTTACAACAACCGCCAAAAGTAAGATGAAGAACTGTGTTACTTTTAAAGAAATAATTGAACGTGGACAGATGAAAGTTAAGTCGCATACCCTATTGAGTGAAATGAAATCGTACGTAAGATATAAGGGTGCCTATGCAGCGCAGGCTGGTGCATCTGATGACTGCATATCTGCATGTCTTATAGTTATACGTATATTGGAAGAAATATCACAATATGAAACTGCCGCATACGAAACCTTGTATTCCGCAGAAGTGCAAGAATGGGATTCAGAAACATGGGATGGATATGATGGTGGTTACGACGAATCGGAAGAAGGTTTGCCTATTTTATTATAAATGCTTGACATCTGTAACCCATTATGATAAACTTACCCGATGAATGATTTAAGAACAGAATTTATTACATGGTATTTCAACGAATTCACGCACACGGACTTATTCCGCAAGATGTTGGAGACTGTTGAAGGTTCACCGCACCACCGTGAAACCAATGTAGGTGTACATACCAATATGGTAGTGGGTCAATACATATCCACAAGCAATGAACATTGGACGCTTGAAGTTCTAATTGGGGCATTTGTGTGCGCCTTTCATGATACTGGTAAGCCATATTCACGTCAAGAGGCATTTAGTGAAGAACGTGGTAAGTACTACCGATTTGGTGGGCATGAACTATCGTCTGCGCGTTTTTGGGAAACTTGGGCAGTGGATAATTACGAAACCCTTACTGATCTGTTTGATTTAACGGCTTTGGATATATATGCCATTGGGATTCTCATAGAAAATCATCTTCCTTGGTCAATCAAAAAGCCCGCAAAACGCATTGCTTTGGCACAAAGCATTAAGGGTGTAGCAGATTTTGACACCTTCCGTGATATATTATTTGCGGATACTTGGGGTCGTATATCAGATGACGGGATAGAAAAACGTGCCACTGTCACCAAATGGTGTGAAGATTTTGAAGTATTATATAACGATGTTGAAAATTTTAACGCAAATATTGGCAAATCAGACGCACCAGTAGCCTATGTGCTTATTGGCGCTTCTGGGTCTGGCAAATCTACATTTTTTGCTAATCTGAAGGATGATTTTGAGCATTTCTCTTTAGATTGTTATCGTCACGAATGGTATGACATGGAAGATTATCGAAACGCGTTTAAACTGGCGTGTGAAGATAAGAAGTTTATTGATAAGGCAAATTTTGAATATGCTACTATGACCCGTTCTGGAAAGAGTATAGCATTAGATAATACTAATACTTCCAAGAAACGTCGTGCGAATTATATTCGCCAAGCCAGAGCCAAAGGATATAAGGTAGTTGCTGTAATATTCCCAATAGGGTTACAAACCTTATTGGATCGTCAACATACTCGTGGTGAGAAGACGGTTCCAGAAGATGTTGTTCGCAGACAATATATGACATTGAGTTTACCAGCATATGGCGAGTTTGATGAAATAATAGTATCAGATGGTAACCTTAAATAAAAGCCCCCAACGGGGGCTTTTATTTTTTGTGATAAATATATTCATGAAAGAAAAATATATGTTTATTCGTGGTAAACGAGTGTTAGACCAAATGGCAGCCTTAGAAATTATCGCGGAACAATCTACTTATAATCAATTAAAGACCAACGTTGACAATTTTGTGCCACAAGGTTCTGGCCGTGGCGATGGTACAAAGCGATATAAAAGGCAATATGCGACAGGTGAAGTTAATTTGAAAAATGTTGTATGGCGGGCAGCGTATGGTGTTAAGGCTCTGGAAGTTACGGCAAATGCACTCGGTGGTGAAAAGCCCTATCAACCAAAAATAATTTTTAATGGTGTAGATTTTGATGATGAAGACACTGAAGATAATATAACCGTTCCAGCTGAGGCGGGGGATATACATTTTCAGAAAATAAATTTATCAGAAAAGACTATGCGTGTAAGATGTGACTGTCCAGATTTCTATTGGAGATTTGCATCATTTAATGCTAAAGATAAAAGTCTTAATGGACGAGCGCCAAAGCCATATCAATCAAAAACAAACAGAGGTCCTGTCAACCCACAACAAGTCCCTGGTATGTGTAAGCATCTTTTAAAAATAATTGAAGTTTTAAAACAGAATGGTGCTGTTAATTAATGAACTGTTTTATCTGGTTTAGTTGTTACTGACCGGGTTTCGTCTTCTTTTAGAATATCCTTAATGCGATCTTCTTTTTTGGAATCAACCTCGACAATATCTTTACCACGAATAACTTTCTTTCCACTCGATACTTGTTTCTTTGTATTGGAAACTTTCTTAGTAGGTTCAATAGTTTCTTCTTTTAATATATTTTTAATAGCTTTGTCGTGTTGTTCTGTGGTAGTATCTTCGTGTTTTTCACCAATACCAGTAACGGCTTTGATTAAACTATTCGCAATTTTCTTCGCCGAAAATCCATCATCTGATTTTTCTTCTGTAGGTTTTGTTGTAGGTTCTTCCAATACAACATCTTCCTTCTTTGGAATTGTGTATATTTGTCCACCAGTATTAGCTTTTGGTGACTGTTGAAAAATATCTTCTTTGACCTTTTTAGATTCATCTTTCTTAACAATTTTCTTTTTGGCGCCGGCTTTTTTAGAAACTACTTTCTTTTCTACCTTCTTCGCTTCACTGGATTTCTTTTCAGCACCAGCCTTGCTAATTAGTTCAACAACATTGTTATCGAGTTTATCTTTTTTAATATCAGATGAAACTGGTTTTTTCTTTGCAAGATCTTTCTTTAATGTTTCACTATCTATCATTTTTAGAGGTGCTGGCTTAATTAAAGCTTTATGTTTTGGTTTTACAATAGTAGCTTTTTCTTTAGTTTCCTTCTTAACAGATTTTTTGACAGTCTTAGGTTTGGCAGGAGAAAGAATAATATTTTCTGGATCGCTGATAGTTATACCCCTTTCTCCAATGACGTTAACTTCACCTTTAAGACCTTCAAAAGCATACCCATCTACTATAACACTTATATGAAATGGATATTTAGAATTCTTCAATATCTTCATTGGTGGTATTTCTACTGACCAAGTAGCGCCCTTACCTTTCTTAGAATCAAAGCCGAGTTCCATCCCTTCACCTTCTATGATGAATCTTACTGACATATTATCATCATCTGCACCACTTACTTCAATGTCAAATTCTAATATATTTTTTTTGTCATTTGAGATGTTAACTACTTTTTGCATTTTATTGTTCCATTATTTTTTCTTTTTAAAATTGGTTATACTTACCCCAATTCTATGGTAAACTCTTTTTATTCCACCAAATGCTACTACAACTTTCTTATAACCACGTTCCGCTATACTTAATACTTTAACAACTATCTTAGTTCTGTTTATTGGTACAAGAAATATCTTTTCAATTTCTATATCACCCATTCTCATTTTAAGTATTACTTGTTTCTTAACCTTATATACTTTCTCAGGGTCATAATGGTCTTTATCAACTGGTTTGAATATATCCCAAGCATTATCAAATTTATTCCATGCTCTACCATGATATGGACCACCGCCACTAGGAGGTACCTGCACATTTTGACAATATAACGAAAAATGTGTAGTAATTATTCCGTCACATGCCTTATGATTTATACCCAAGCCATGCGTTATTATTTTCTGACCAGCTAATCCTATGGACATACTGGCTTACCGTCACTAGAAGCAATTGGCTTTCTTTCACATACAGAATTTGTAGAAGGTGTACCATTTTGGTCAAGTAAACTAAATACGCGAAGTATAGTAGTACAATCATCATCGTAAACCGTAAGTGTTTTGGCGGCATCATCAATTTTTGTACGATTGGTATCATACTTAAGCAGCAGCGTTACTAAATCATTAACGGCAGCAATATCTAAAAATAAATTTGTCGTGTCTGCTTTAATTTGACTGACAATTAGCCCAGCACTTCCTGGGTTTAGGTGTGTTGGTGATAATTCTTCATCCCAAACACCATTGATTATATTATTTTCAATAGGGTCAATTGAACCAGTCTGATATCTTTCTGTGGATGGTAATATGGCACCGCCATCTGTTCTTATTAGATATTTTTTGGTTGGGTCGTAACCTATTAAATCAGTAAACAAAAAGGTATAAAAACCATCACCAATTGCTGGTGAACCAGAATCAATGATTTCTGACATAGCACCATCTACATTTTGCCCTGAACCAGATGGTGAGCCAACAATTAATGTCTGCACAGCTCCATTCACTTCCCAGATTCTAACTGTGGGTGTTAATCCTGTCTGTGGTACACCATTATTGGTGAATAAACTATTGACTTCAATCTGTGCCATAGTAGGCAATCCTCGTTATTATACGCATATTATTTATTTATCATTAAATATATCAAGGAAATAAAAAACATATAAATATAGTAAACACTTTTTGGGAAAGAAATATGAACAATTTTGCACTAATTGATGAGCTAAATACAAAAAAAGAAGAAAATACATCCCCCTTAGCAGAAGGGATTGAATATCAGGAGTATGAATTGACAGTAGATGGTAAACCCCAATCTGTAAGTATCCCTCTTAAGGAATCTGAAAATTTTGAAAAGTATCTCACCGAATCTAATATTATATTAACGCGTAAGACACTGAAAGTTATCCTAAGAGAATTTCGTGGTATACGAGCATAATTAGGTTATAATAAATGACTTTTGTTTTAACAAGACCTACTTCCGGTGGTGCAGGTGGTGGCACAGTACCAGGGATGACAATATCTACAATAAATGGTCAGCCTGTCCTCACATTAGAAGATACTACCCGTGGTAATAAAATATTGTCTGTGGCAGAAATACCTATAGTATATGCAGAAAATAAACTAGGAAATAATGATTGGGTAGAGATTGGTAATGCCAATAATGCTGATACCGCTTACATTGCCACCTTTGATGGAACTATTGTTTCAGCAACCGCACAGTGTGAAAATGTAAGAAATAATGACAAAAATATACATCTTTATATTAATAATGTTGATCAAGGTCCAATAGGTTCACTAATAGGCCCAACTTTGGATACTTTTATAAATACCACAATAGATATTAATTTTAATCAATCAGATTCAATTAGGCTTAGATCTAAAAATGGAATATCTGGAAGAATAGAAGATACAGTAATAAAACTAGTACTAAAATGGAGAGGATAAATGAGTTTTATAGTTAGAAATTTAACAGCGGGAGCAGTTCTACTTGATGATCTTGGTATAGAGATACCAGCCGCAACAGATTTTGATATGCTTGACGAATCTGCTAATGATGTACAAGCATCTGGTCAAACGGGTGGTGATTTAAATGTACAAGTAAATGCGGGCAGTCTGGTAGTTCTTGATCCAAGAGATGGATTGACACCATTATCACAAGCCGACAGTATTTTAGTAATACAATTGCATAATGATCCAAATTGGGGCATACATGGTGCTGTAATAAATGATTTGGATGATGTTGATACTACTGGCGCAGTAACCGGCGATGTATTGCAAATTGGTGGAACAGGAAGTTTTACTGTTGTTACACCTTCCGTATTGGGTGGAAATATAGCACTGGGAGATTTAAGTGATGTTTCTGATTCTACTGGTCATACCCTTGGTGAATTCTATATTTTAGAAGGTAATGGTGCTGGTGGACATACCATGGTTAATGGTGCAACAGACACCTCGCTTTTTGTTCCATTTTTAGAAGATACGACTGGTAATGTTGTTGGTGGTGGTACGCAAACAGATATAACACTTACCTATAATGTTGCCACGAATAAGATGGATGTATCAATTGATGATAATTTTCTTAGGAATACAGGTGATACATTAGATTCTGGTACGTTGAATGTTGCATCCGGTGCATCATTAGTGGTAGCTGCTGGTGGAGATTTAATAATTACAGACCCTCCTGTTAATGGTACTGACGCCACAAATAAAGATTATGTAGATTCTGTTGCGCAGGGGGCTGACGTAAAAGATTCTGTTAGGGTTGCAACAACTCCGGCTGGTGGTGATTTGGGTGGAACTTATAATGCCACAGGTGGCACAGGTGGCACAGGTAATATAACAGGAATCTCTGGAAATACCATAGATGGTGTCGTACTTGCCACAGGTGAGCGTATAATTGTAAAAGATCAAACAGATACTAGACAAAACGGTATATATGTTGTAGCGTCAGTAGTAGCTTCACCTGCAACTTTAAATATTGAACGTGCAACAGACCATGATGGAACCCCTGCCAATGAAGTGTCTGCTGGTAATTTAGCTTTTGTTGAACAAGGAACATCCAACGCCAACACGAGCTGGATTGTAACAGGAACAGGAACATTAACATTAAACACAGATAACATTAACTGGACACAATTTTCTGGTTCCGGATCATTTACAGCAGGCGCTGGTTTGGGTTTATCTGGTACACAATTTTTCTTAGATGTTAATAACTTAACTGGCATTGCCGCAATAGGTACAGATGAAATCGCTTTTAATGATGTTACTGATAATACTACCAAGAAGCGGTCATTCAATAGTATAATTTCTGATCTTAATATTTTCACCAGTGGAAATCTGACTGCATCGGATGGTGTTTTAATAACTGCCGGCGGCGATATTCAATTGGATATTACTAACTTGCCCACAGCAGCAACACCTTCATTGTTGGCAGAAATGGTATTTGATGTTGGTGGCACAGGAACACACAATAAAGCAACCGTTGGTGATTTTTTCAATGGTTTGGATGTACCTTACAATATCACTACAAATGGCATATTGGCAAGAACTGCAAATGATACTTATGCGTCACGAACATTAACAGCATCTATTTCAGCTGGTGAACAAGGTACTACTATAACAAATGGTGACGGTGTATTAGGAAACCCAATTATTGGTATTGATGTTACTGGTCTTAATCTTTCTAGTAATGTTATGGCATCTACAGATGAATTATTGATGTTTGATGGTACGAACAATGTTAAAGTTTCTGGTCAACAAGTAGCCGATGGCGTTTCTGCTATTCTTGGTGGTTTAGGTAATGCTTATACTACTATACAAGGTGACATTGGCACTGCTGTAGCAGGAAGTACAACAGATACATTAGCGTTTATTGGTGCTGTTAATGGTGGTATAGTAACGGTGGCAACGGATAGTGCGCCAGATACTGTTACTTTTGCATTTGATTTGCCAGATCTCGCTGGTGGTGTAGGAACAGTAGCATTGACCGATACGATTGCTGTTGGTGAAGGATTAAATACTGTAACTTATACATTCCAGGATATGGTTACTGATTTGGGCATTCCTAGTGGTGTTGGATCATTAACTGGAATTATTGTTGGAGATGGAGCAGGTAATTACATTGTTCGTTCCATAGCGGTTGATGGAGCAGGTGCTTTGGATGGTATTGCTATCACCAATTCCACTGGTGTTGCTGCCAATCCAACGATAGGATTAGATATAAACGGTAATGTTGCAGCAGCAGAAGATTTGGCGGCAACAGATAAAGTTATTGGATATAATACATCCGCAAATGCGAATCAGACATTTACTGGTCAAGAGGTTGCTAATGGCGTTTCTACCATGTTAGGTCTTGGTGGATTGGCAGTTACTACAATAAATGCAAGTGTAGGTACACAGGATGTATTAACATTGGTTGATACATCAAGAGGTAATAAAATATTATCTATTGGTGATACTTCTGTCACATGGGCAGAAAACCGAGTTGGTAATAATGACTGGCTACAGATTGGATCTGCCGTAGATGCAAAATCAGGATATATAGTTCCACTCAATGCTACTATTGTAAAAGTAACAGCACACACTGAAAATAATAAAGGTCATACTAAACCTATATTATTGTATGTAAATGGTGCACTTAACAGTACAATAGGTACATTTAACGGAGTCGCAGGTGAAGATACTTTTGAAGATGTAACGGTAGATATTAATGTTGCTGCTGGTGATAAATTGCGTTTGCGTGGTGGAACAGGTGGGCGTATTGAAGATACTGTCATCACACTTTGGATCAAATGGCGAGGATAAAGTTTGTGGGGAATAATACCCCCACAAAATTAAATAATAATGAGTTTTATAATACGCAATATTTCTGGTGCGCCAATAGAAGTTGATGATATTGGTATACGTTTAGAGATTGGAGAAGATGTAAGTCTTGTTGAGGAAGCATCCAAAGATATTGCGGTATCCGATGATTTAATATTAGCGATACAGAATTCTGAAATTATTGTTTTGGATCCTCTTGATGGATTGACGCCATTAACACAAGCCCAAAGTATTGAAGCGATTCGGGTTGCAAATGATCCTCATTTTAGGATTCATGGTGGTGAATTATCACAATTAGATGATGTGTCTAACACAGTACCACCTGATGGTTATGTATTGACGTATAATCAAATATTACAATTGTGGGAACCACAGGCAGGAGGGGGAAGTGGTGGACCAGCTGCATCATGTTTCCCATTTTTTAAATCTGATGGTACGGAAGATGATATTAAAGTAACAGGCGGCCAATTTCCATTTTTTAAATCTGATGGTACACAAGATAATATAATAATACAAATTTGTTAAGGAATAAGAATGGCAGATAAAATACCAGTACGGGCAAGATTTATAGGTACAGATGTAACCGCCTTGCAAGAATTTGAACCTACAGATACAATTGCACTGTCAATTATATCTGGTTTCGCAGCTGGTGTAACTATAGAACTTGGCAATAATAGCATTGCTGCTTTGGCGGATGTTAATACACCTACACCAGCAAATAACGAAGTGTTGACTTTTAATAGTGGTACTGGTAAATGGGAAGCACAAGTATCTCCAGGAAATAGTGCTGCTATTTGGGGAAATATCACAGGCACGTTATCAAATCAATTAGATTTACAATCAGTATTGGATACAAAGATTGAAACAGCTTCTAATGTTGGAACTGGTGATGGTGTATTTGCACAAAAAGTAGCACAGGATTTAGAATTAAAAACATTGGTAGCAGGTGAGAGTATCCAGATAACACCATCTGCAACAGAATTGTTGATTGATAGTAGAAGGGATAAATTTTTTGCACATAACGGAGGAATTACCCAAACCTTTGGGAGTGGTCGTATAACTGTTTTGTTTCCAACAGTAGCTAGGAGTGATGCTGCATATACATATAATTCTGGTGAAGTTACAATCAACACCGCCGGGTGGTATTTTATAGAATATCAAGTATCTGCTGATAACACAGGAAATTCAAGATCGACATCGGAGATAGGTGTTACGATAAATTCACTAACAACTTTCCAACCAGGGTCATTTGGATACGGATATCATAGAAATTCATCTGATGGCAAAGGTTCATTTACTGGTAGAATATTAGTACAATTATCAGTCAATGATATAATTCGTATTAGAATTCGTAGAGATGGTAGTGGATCTACATTAGAAACATTACCAGATGCTTGTAGATTGACAATAATTAGTACGGGAGCACCATAATGTCAGTAGAAGTAATTAAAACATTTACCACCACATGTTATGGAGCAGTGCACGATGCAATAAATAATGATGCAGCTTTTTCTGCTGTAACATTAGAACAAGTTGTAGCATCAGGTGGAACAACCACATCATTTTTCTTTAGCACTGTATTAACTGGACCGGAAGATATAGCGCTAGACAATTTATTGGCTGTGTGGGTATGCCCCCCTACTGTGTCACCGGACAGCCCTAATGGAACATTAGTATCCACAGAACTTGATACGGTAGATGTATCAGCAATAACAGAAGATTCATATATTATATATGATTTTTCCGCGAGTAAATGGGATATAATTCCAACTCCAACCAGTGGATCTTCTGGAAAACTATTACAGGTTAAAATGGGGGATATTCCTGCACAATCAGGCACCACCAAAATACCAAAAGATTCCTCAGTGCCATTAATAACAGAGGGGTCTGAAATATGGTCGCAAACTTTCACGCCAACAAATACCGCAAGCGTAATACGAATAAATACTAACGTGACTGCATCCTTCTCTGAAGATAAAAAGAATATAGTTTTTGCAGTTTTTCGGGATAATGTGTGCATCGGAACAGCATTGCAAAATATAACTAAAAAGAAATCTGGATTTGTTGTATCATTATCTGTTACAGACTTACCTAATACTATAACTTCGGTTACGTATTCAGTAAGAGTGGGTAGAACTGGAAACAATGATGTGTGGTATATAAACGATATTCATAATACTCCAAATGCATTTGGTGGTACATTAATTAATAATGGATATTCTGTTGAAGAGTTGGAGATAATATAATGCCAAACTATATAGAAATCATAGGTAGATGTTTTGATAGCGTAGAAGCTTCAGTTGTTCAAGGTGGTGATCCAACAATATATACGGATATTGTTTGGTCAAGTACACCAATCCCCCAAGCAACATTAGATGCTGGGGATTGTACTGGTTCGTTGGTAACAACATCTGTCAATTTGGAATCTGGTGAGGGAATTATATTACCACTAACCTTTAATCATGAATCTACTGCTAAAAATAAATGGCTCTCTCATGAGGGGGATACAGGACTATCAAGTGATGAAACACCAGCAATAATACCTTTTTCGTGTAAACTTGTTGGTATGACATTTAGCAATTCTAAAAATAGTGTTGAAACAGACGTTGAGGTATATCAAACACCGAAGAATAGTAGTACACGAACACTGGATTCGACTTGGCAAATAAGAGCGTCCAGGTCGGGATACAAAACGAATGTCGTAGAAACTATCTTCGAAGCTGGATCAAAAATAGGAATATATCTTAGGGATAAGGGAACGGATCCGAAGAGAGTAGTGGTAATTTTATATGTTCAAATATTACAACTACTACCAGAAGAAAATACAGAAGATTATACAACTTCTGATGATGATTAAGAGGAAAAATAATGTCACAAATAGTACGAATAAAGAACAACACTATCATTGATAAAAAATGGGCGGGTCAGTCGGTGTTAGCTGGTACATATTATGATATACCAGAATCGGAAATATCGGCTTGGAAAGATGATGATATGGTATTCACCGCTATAGCGAATGGAGACGTTATTGTTAACAAAGGCTCGGATATAACGGATGACATATTAGACATAACAGAAGCATGGAAATGGATGCTTGGCGATACATTACCAATATCTTCACTTGGCAAACAACTATCAGTTCATTCTTCTACTAAACCGGAAGTTAACGGAAAAGAATTTTTCTTACAATGGACCGGAGCTGGTGATGATGTAACTAATGGAATAATTGGGGAAGGAGAATTGCTTTCGTTTTCACTAACTCCCACCGATGCTTCAATAAGTAAAGAGATAAGATTTGATCCACAGTTTGGTGATACCTACATACATGAAGGATATGCAAAGTGGTATCATGATTTGAATGTATCTAATGGTGCAGGAGATTATATGTCAGCCATGATAGTTTCGGATCCAACACAATTACAAACGGTTGCCAGTTTAGATTGTGTGATTGTAAATGATTGGGTTAAATATGCACCTGGTGGTGCGGGTACTGGTACACATGGTTTCGCCGCAACCCCCATATTAGTTCCTAGAGGATTTAGTAAAGATGGGGATTGGGATTATGATGGAACAAACCTCACACCAAATTTGTTAGGTACTGGTGGTTATAATATATCTAGTGTTGAGAGAATTGTTCATAGATATATTAATAAAATACCTATGTGCTTTACTAGTAATTCATTCAACAGACTAACATCAGATGAAACAGCATACTTACCACCAGGATATTTTATACGCGTAACAGCATTTAATGTATCTGCTTCCAATTGGAATTGTGCGTTTATGTTTGAAGTTTATAGGGAAAGAACAGCAGTACCATAAGGAGAAATATATGTATAAATGTAAACATTTTATAATACAAGAACTAGTATCACCAGGAACTTTTCAAAAGCGTGGTGAAAAAGCATGGCAATTATTGGACGACGGGATGCTGATGACATTAGATCGTTTGCGCGACAAATATGGCAAAATGACCGTCAATAATTGGAAATGGGGTGGTGATCGTGAATGGTCGTGTCTACGAACAGCAGATAGTCCATGGTTTAGCACATACAGCCAGCATTCTTTTGGTAGGGCAGCTGATATAATATTTGCTGATGTAACAGCAGAATCCGTACGGCAGGATATATTGGCAAATCCAGACGAATTTGCCTTTGAATTTATCAACAGTTTTGAAGAAAATACATCTTGGTTGCATTTTGACGTTAGAAATTGTGATAGAGTTCTTACATATCCAATACCTATGAAAAAATAGTCTGTATACCACATGTGATAAATACATGAAAGATATGTATTTAGGATAAATCGCATGATAGTAAACTTTCAACAAGGTATTGTAAGCCACCAAGATGGTGGATTTTTGCAGGTTAATGGGGCTGTTGTTGGCATATTGGCCACCAACCGTCCTACCACCATTACAGTAGCGCACAGGCAGACAAATTATACACATTCAGAAGATTTGGCGCTGCCTGCTGCATGGATTGGACCATTCACGGAAATCAATTATTGGCTGTACTGGGATTTTAACCCATTAGATTTCACTAGGACTTTTGGTAAAACAAGCCTAGAACCTGTAGCACAATCCATACCACCTGGTTCTGGAAATACGGATATTTTTGATGTCGTTGATGGTGCCGCAGGTATTGGTAAATTTATTGTTGAAGGGAAATTCGTTCTACCCATCAATAAGCCATTTGCGGTTTTAAACTCTACGGGCAATAATGGTTCATATACTGTTTTGGGAACCATTTATGATGCAAATACTGGACGAACCACAATAACAGTAAATGAAACAGTTCCTGATCCCGTGGCTGACGGTGAAGTAACCTTAGATATTGATTCTTCAGGCAATCCATTGTTTGTTGATGGACGCCATTGGTTTGATACGTCTACAAATAAGCATTATATTCTCAATGGAACGCTGTGGCAGGAAGTAATACGTGTATTTGCTGCACAATTAATTAATGGTGTAACTTTAATAAGCTTTAGTCAGAATTCTGCCCTTGGTGATTTCACGGGAACGCAAATAGGTAGTAACGTACAAGTCCCTTCTGGAAGGATTTTGTTTGGCGAAGCAAGCAATCCAATACGTAGAGATAATGGAACATTTTTCACAACAGAAGATCAGTTTTTCACAAATCAATCTCGCGTTGATGCGTTGCGTTTAGAATCTAATGTTACGCGGGCACAATCTATAGAAGGTACGATACTTTCCCAATTTAGCATTGTGGCGTGGACAAATGATGGTCAAGTAACATCTGCGCAATATGATGATACGGGAAATACCGTTCTTGGTATTCTCACAGAAACAATACAAAATTTAGAAGTTGGAGCAATAATAACACAAGGATCTGTTACCAATCCTGATTGGAATTGGACTGGTGGAATAGATCCTATTCCTGTTGGTAGTCAATTGTGGGTACAGAATGGACAATTAGTAACATCAAATCCAAACTTGAGTGACCCAATAACATACCCTGTACCCCATGTGCCAGTAGCACGGGTGTTGGATAAAGATACTATTATTTTTGAACAAGGTCTTGGAGGAGTTGGTCCACGAGGTCCAATAGGTAGTATTAGTAATTTACCAATTGCAGATACTACGGATGCGGGCGCTGTAACATTATTAACACCTTCATCCAATTCATTGCGTGGCATTGTAATTAGTGATACAGATTTTAGGTTGACCAATGCTCGACAACCATTGTCACATTCACATCAAGCATCCGATATAGGATTTATTCCTGGTAGTGGTATTATATCTTCCGATGTTCAGAATGGTATGTTGGAGTTGGGAGCTGGTAAATTGGATTTGATTGGTGGTACTATGACAGGACCACTTACATTATTTGCTAATCCATCCAATCCATTAGAAGCTGCAAATAAACAATATGTAGATAATTTAGTATCTGGTCTTATTTGGTTAGAACCTGTAGATTTAATTGACATGGTTTCGGATGCAGTAACTACACCGCCAACAAGTCCACAGCTGGGAGAAGCATATATAATTCCGTCTGGTGCAACGGGTGCATGGTCAGCAATAGCACAAGGAAACGTAACATCGTGGGATGGCACGGCATGGCAGGATTTGGGTGCAGTTTCTACTTTTGACGCTTCGCCAAGATTTGGTATTGCATTTTTTGTTTCTGCGACTCCATCGGGTTCTTTTGCTGGTAGAAAAAATGATATAGTAACATATTCTGGTTCTACCTTAAGTGGGTTTGAAACCCCAATATCAAACAATGCCATATTTGTTCGTTCATCATTGTCTTCAAATGCGTTTAAACGATATGCGTTTAATGGAACTTCTTGGATATTGTTTAGTAGTGGTCAAAATTTAACAGCCGACGGAACTACAATAGAATTCAATACTAATGTGGTGAGTGTTAAGCCATTTGGCGCTGGCGGTACTGTTGATGCAGAATTGTGGCAAGGGTTACAACCAACGGATCTTGCTACAGTATATGCCCCTATTGTACATACACACACAATACCATATGATTTTGGTTTCTTTATAACAGGTCCCATACAACCGAGCGTTCTTGTCGGTTCATTTATGGTTACAAGACCAATATCGGTTAAGTCACCAGCCGCTGAAAGTATAGCATATGCTAAAGTTGCTTCTACGGCTTCTTACACACTTGATATAGTACATGAAATACCAACTGTTAGTACAACAACCGTTGGTACAATTAATTTTCAAGCAGGTATTAATTATGGTATAATAACATGGGGATTTGATACTTCATTCTCCGCAGGTGATTTATTGCAAATAGCAACTCCATCGGGTACACCAGACAGTACTTTAGGAGAAATAACAATCACAATAGTTGGTTGTGCGTTGGCTTCAACCTGTACATTATAAGGATATATAAATGCCAATACAGGTAATTACAACATATAAGAGAATACCACCATCACCAGTCACATTAAAAAGTGCTGGTGATGATATATTCCCTATTTGTGATGTAACCATATTTCTTACTGCCATAGTGGATAATATACCTAATTTAAATCAAGGACATACTATATTGTGGGAGCAATTGAGTGGCACACCCGTAACCTTGATAAATCCAGATCAGCAAGTTGCATCATATTTACAAATACCACTAGATGAGACAGATAAGGAATTTCGCGTAACAATAGATAAATTTTTTCCTGAAGAACAAAGTTCTACGGTTACTGTTTATGCAACGCCAACATCTATAGCCACAACTAAATTTTGGGTAGATTCAAAAAATTTCACACCAGCAACGCCTGTGGATTTTAACACAATTAATGTGACTACATCTGCACAAATACCTGAACCACTGGGGGTAAGAAATAATAACGTTACACCCATAGAAATATTTAAGATATTTTGGGATATTCCACCAGATATAATATTGCAACCATTTTTGACACAAATGACATTGTTTGAGAATGATATTCCAGTGGCTACATATTTACCTACTGATTTATTGGAATATTTAGGTGGACCAAACGTATACAATGTTTCGTCTGACTATATCGTTAATGGCCAACCATCTACGGCAAATAGTAGAAAGAAAGATTTTTTTGGAACAGTTGTTCCAAAAACTAAAGCAATAGATGACATATTTGATGGCATTGCATTTACATCGGATACTATATTGACAATTTTTACAAATAATATACAATCCCAAGAATCCATTATGCCAACATCAAGTTTGCCACCAAATGATACAAATGTAGTAAGATTCATAAATAATAGTAGACAACTTGACCAATCACCAGTATATTCTTCATTTACTACTGGATCGTCAACAATATTTCGTTCTGACCCTGGTGGTATAGGCGGAGGATAAAGGAAAAATGAAAATTGAAGGAATTGTAACATTAGTATTTCGAGATATTGATACTGGTGAAATAACAAAAACTGTTAAACAAGACAATAATATAACTACCAATTGGATTGAAACTTCTATGGTTACTAATAGCACGAGTAGTTCTGTCAACCAAGGAAAATTTGGCTCAAAGATATTTATTAGTGGTTATCTTATTGCTTTTACCGATCCGGATGTATATAAAATTCCACTAGTGCATGGCATTGGATTCATAGAAACAGGAGTTACATCACCAACAATAGTAAATTCCACAAGCACAACCCATGGATATGGGCAACATCAACAAAGATTCGCTCCTCCTGCAAATACTATTAATATCAATATCATTGGATTGACTTATCAAACTTCTATAAGTGCTGATACCACCGTTATAGCACAAGCTTATGTTAAGCTCGCCAGCACATGTACACAAACCCCAACAGAAACATTGGATATTTTTTATAGAGTTCAATTTCCATACGATTATTTTAAGTTACCAGCACCACCAGATAGGAATACATCAGGTATAAGTTCACTACAAGCGGATATTATGTTAGATCGTTTTTTTATAACACCAACCAATCAAGATTATTTTAATAATGTATCTTCTGATTGGAATGGTACAATGGATTACACTAGGCTCGCATATAAATCTACAAGAAATACAGGTCATGATTTGGGAAATGTTTTTTCAGGAACTAAAACAATATCTGGTGATTCTACATTACACAAAATGAAAGTAGATACTTTAATAACCATTGATAAGAGTGTGGGAAATGTTATTGGATTCTTATCATTTGGCCAAGGCTCAACCACTGGTATAAATCCATGGTCGCGGGGCGTTACGGATCTGGGTGTAGATGTTATTCAAAATATATTTGGTCATTCCTCAACCGCAACTAAACCATTTTTTGATTCAACACAACAAAATTCTGGTGATGGTACGATAGCTTTGAATGGTTCTTCGTGGACAAATCCAAATTTTCCAAAACAATATAGATTGAATATTACAGGTTCTGGAGCATTGGGTATCGGAACATATCAATTTCAGGTCCGCAATCATTTTGGTTTTTTGAACAATTCATATGAAGATATGATTCGATCTATGTCTGGTATGATGGAACAAAATAAACATATGCATGATGGATTTTTGTTTACGATAGGAACAAATGTGGGAACAACTGCGGATGTTAGAGAAAGACCTAAAATAATAAGATATGATATAGATACAACAAATACTAATGTTTTGTGTATAAACAAAACAGAAGTCTATGTATTTAATTTATTGACACAAACCGGCGTTCTTTATAATGTAACAAATAATCCTACATTTACGCCCACTAATATAACACAAGTAACGTATGATTCCGCAGGCACTATATATGTTGCATGTAGGGACACAGGAATATATAAAATCTCTACACCATTAGGAATCCCAACAATAACACATATAGATAATACTACTACAGGTCTGACTGGTTTATTGGTGAGTAAATGTTATGGTATTGCTATTGGTAGTGGTGGTTTTTTATGGGCTGCATTTGATGGTGGTTTATTTTCATCTATAGATGGTGGTGTAACATGGACACAGGCTACGTTCACAAATGCTACAATAATTAGTGATTGGAACAGGGTAAAATTTATACAAGTAGACCCATCACATGCAGATCAGCGTATGGCATTAGTATATGAATCGAGCACACCAGCAACCGGAACTTATTTACAATTGAGCATCCTTTGGTGGAATAACAATACTTCTACTGATGTTCAAGGTGTACAATTCAAATCATTCGATAGAAATATTCAAAGTTCTTATATTGCAAATACTAGATTTTTAGCAGAAGAGCCATGGACATACTTTGATTCTTTGAAACCATCACCAACACAAAATAAATGGGGTGGTGCTATGGGTACTACTCCAACTACACAGGATTCTGATGCATATCCTACTTATTTTACATTTAATACTAATACGTTTATACAAGATATAAATTCTCAACTGCGAACATTTCAAGAACATATAGATTGGGAACTTCATTCTAGTGGAAGCCAAAGCATAATATCAATTTCGTCTGTGTCTACTTCGGATGCTAGAATATCATTATATAAAGATGATAATACCTTTACATTTAACAAATATAAGAATGTAAATTCTACGAGCATAGGGGATGTTGATTCTATTGAAAAGGGGCCGGTGTGTTATTTGGGAAATTTGGTAGTGTTGGGTTGGCAGCCTACTGCAACATTACAATACTATACGATTATGACATGTGGTGATAAAACGGCATCAGGCGGTGCACTCAACTATCTATTATATGATAGTTATGGTTGGAATGGTTCAAATTGGGTATTAGACAACCCTGGTTCAAAAACCATACACGGCACCGCCGAAGTCTTGAGTGATGGTGTAACTATAGCATTTGATGATAATCTTGGAACACAAACGTTCGTAGCTAACGATTATTATACTTTTGGTGTTTTACAAGGCATATGGTTGGATGGCTCTACACAAATAACACACAAAACAGGATTATATTTTAAAAATATTTTACAAAACCAAACAACTTTAGAGGTAGGAACTTTATCTGCTATTCCAAGATCACCTGAAATATTTGAACGAAAACCAAATATTTCAGCAACACAAATGACATGGCAAGACCAATTTGGTGTGACAACATCCACAATAGATACTGTTCGCACTAATCCCTCTACTGCACTTTATGACGCTGGTGCAAGATCCATAGAAAAAATAACAGGTTTGGGATTAACAAATAAATCCCCCTCTGACACAATTTACGGAACTTTTACGTTTGGTTTGTATACTAATATGGGCGGCACCGCTGCATCTGAGGCTATAGCTTGTGGTTTATCACCAGCTTCAGTGTTAACAACACCAATAGATAGGGCATCTGTGCATTATGGTTTCGAACTTGTAAATGTTGGTACTGGTGTAGACAACGGACTAATGGCAGATATTAGTATAATTGAGCAGGGTAGCATAGTAGCTTCTAATATTAGAAGAATTGACACCACTGCTTCCGCTTCTTTTGAGTTTGAAGTAGAAATATTAAATGATGGTACTGTAAATTATTACTTATTGAATTCAACATCCACGACACAATCAACAGCAAATTACGTTCCATTGACTAAAGATTTATTGTATACGTCTGCCGCTCCCGCACCCATAGTGGATTATTATGCTGATCTTGCAATGAATGGTGGAAGTGTAGGAATAAATACATCATTGACTTCAAGTCCTGGAAGTACTTTAAAACCACGCCCTGATAATTATCCAGTCGGCGGTCGTAGATTGGTTAATAGAGTACCAGATGGTCTATATTTGTCTATTGGTGACTTCACGACTTCTAAAGGACGGTATGAACCACAATTTTTGGCTATTGATTATTCACAAAATGTAGATATTTTAATAGATGGTACATTAGTTATATTGATTTTAGAAAACGATATAGATACATTATTGAACGCTGGCGAAATATCAATATTTGCAAGAGAAGGATTTATCCGCTACAGCGCGGCTGATATAGGCAAAACAATTACCGCCACATACAATGTAATACTTAAACAATAGCCAATATATCATAAATAAGAATAAGTAAAAAAATTCTTATTGGAGATAATAGTGGCTCGTATTAATTTTAGACAAGGCATAGTAAGACACGGAAAAACGCCCAATCAACCATTCTTTCTACAGCAAAATGGAAATGATGTTGATTTATTAATTTCGCCCGAATTAACCACCATCGCCTTTGAAGATGGCGATAAAGACTATTTATTCACCGAATCTACCTCAATTTCCAATGCATGGTTGAATTTATCAATTCCGTCGCAAGATTATTGGCTTTATTGGGAACTTGATCGTATTACTGGTGTGCGCACTTTTGGCACTACAACTTTTGAACCTATTTATTCCCCAACAGCCCCAGTTACCCCAGCGGTTAATCAAATGTGGTTTGATACTAGTATTGGAAATATTAGTAGTTCCCGTATGCATTACTGGAATGGTAGTGTGTGGATTCACGTATTACGTGTTATAGCATCTAAAGTTAACAATTTTCAGTTCTTTTCCCCAATAGATGGTTTTTCAGTAGAAAGCAATTATATAGGCACGCAAATAGGTATTACTGGAAACGTCATTTCCAATGTTGGTTCACTTGCGTATGATAAAAACGGAAAGCCAATAGTAAATCAAGATGGAAGATTTTTTACAACAGAAGACGTATTCACTACTGGTGTACCGGATGGGGCATCCATAAAAGTAAATAATACCTTAACTCGCGCTAGAGCTACCGAACCTCTTGGCGCATATCAAGTTGTAGTTTTTGATGATTTTGAGAAAGTTTCCCTTGCGACCACGTTTTTTACTATTGATAAAATATATGGCTTGGTGGATGTTCCTGCAATAATAAATCAGACAGTAAATATTATTACAAAAGGTTCTATATTTAACGAAGCGTGGGATTTTTCATCCACTGGTGCCACGCCACCAATGGAAGGTAGCATCAATTCACCAATATACATTACACCATTGGGTGAGCTTACAACCGATACAGGTTTTGCTATGCCCGGACAAATCCCAGTGGGTGCTATTATTGGCAAACAGACAATCTTATTTAGTCCTGGAATTTATGGTACTATAAATGTACCACCTACAACATCACATAGTGGCTTGGCAAATCTTAATGCTGATGACCATTTACAATATCATAATGATGCAAGGGGAGACATGCGATATTATGAACAGACGGTAGCAGATAGTGTTTTTGCCCCAATTATACATACACACACAAAGACTGATATCACCGATTTTGCGCATACTCATCTTGAAGCAGACATCACAAATTTAGACAAATATACACAAGCTGAAGTTGATACATTTGTTAACAATCTCGATGCTATTAAGGTTAATATTTCTGGTTCTACTATGACAGGACCATTAATATTACCTGCTGATCCAACTACATCATTACAAGCCGCAACAAAACAGTACGTTGATGCATTGGCTTCTGGTATAGACGCCAAAGAGTCAGTAGTTGTTAGTACAACAGCAGATATTGGTGGAACATATACATCTATAGGTGGTACATCAGGCTCGGGAAGTTTTATTGGTGTAAACATAACTGCATTAGATGGCACTTATTTGACTGATTATGATTTTACTACAAATAACAGGGTGTTGGTTAAAGATCAGACTGATCCAAAACAAAACGGCATATATATAGTTACAAACTTTACAACACCGATATCGTCAGATTTAGAACGTGCTCCAGATCATGATGGTAGCCCCATTTTTGAAGTTTCTCCCGGCAATTTTGTTTTTGTAACTGATGGTATATCTCTAGCAGGTTCGGGATGGACAATTTTGGGTGGAACTGCCACAGGACCTAATGGTACAATAGTTTTAAACACAGATAATATTAATTGGGGTCAGGTAGCAGCATCAACACTGTATGAACCAGGGACAAATATATCTATAGATGCTAGTAATAATATAAGTGTTATAGATGCATTATCGGGTGGTACAGTAGATGCACTCAAATGGAATAATAATACATTAACTTTGACATTACCAGCTACGGGTCAGCCTATAATTTATAATGCTACAACTCCTACATTTGAAAATGCTAGTTTTTCTTTACCATCAAATGTTGGTTTGGGTGATCAAGTTTTAGTTACTGACGGATTGGGTTCTACTTCATGGACAAATCCGCAAGTTACAAATCCAATGACTTCTAGCTTGGATGTAGCTGGTTTTTCATTAAATAATTCTTTAGGAACGTTTGTATTACCTACTGATAACGGAACTAATGGATTTATATTATCAACTGATGGCGCAGGTCTAACCTCTTGGATTTCCCCACCAGCTGGTGGAAATCAAACGCCATGGACATCAAATATAGATGCCGCCGGTTTTAGCTTAATAACATTGGACACCGTAGAAGCTGATGCAAATGCGATAACATTGAATCCTGGTGATAGCACTGGCGGTGGAATAAACACTGCCGGTGGTGGCGATATAAATTTGCTTGCAGGAAATAATACATATAGTTCTGGATCTGGTGGTGCTATAAACATAACGGGCGGTAGTCAGCAATACGATTTAAGTGGTAATGGTGGCGATGTTAACATAACAGCTGGCAACACCTCACACACAGGATTTTCACAACCAGGATCTGTTTTAATTAAAGGTGGCGATACCGCAGCCGCACAAGGCGGTGCTGTATCCCTTTTTGGCGGTGATAGTACAAGTGCATTTGGTCATACTGGACAAATATTCATATCAACATTAAATTCAACGGCTGGATATGCAGGAAATATATCCATACTTTCTGGAAATACTGGTTATGATGATGGTACAGGCGGTTCTGTTAATATAGATAGTGGTAATGGATATTATGGTGGAAAAATAACTTTATCACATGGTGCAGGTTCGGGTGGTACTGGAAGTTATTATCAGGGTGCTGTTATAATATCATCAAAAAATTCAACATCTGGATTACTGCGAATAAGTTCTGGTGGTACGTATCATGCGGAAATAAATGTTCCTGTTACCTTGGGTTCATATACAAATTTCACATTACCACCAAATAATGGTACTGTTGGACAAGTATTAACTACAGATGGAACAGGAATAACAACTTGGACATCCTCTTCAGGTCTTCAAAATATAGTAGAGGATTTAACACCTCAATTGGGGGGTGATTTAGATGTTGGATTGTTTAGTATCAAGGGTCCTGATGGTAACACTGTTCCCGGTGGTATTTTAAATTTACATGGTGGTGATGGACTAATAGATCAACCCGGTGGAGCAGTAAATATAACAGGTGGAACTGGTCAAGGTATTGCATTTGCTGGTAGTGTTAATATAACTGGTGGTGCTTGTACTGGCTCTGCTTATGGTGGTGACGTATTATTGCGCCCAGGAGATTCGGCGACAGGAACCGATGGAAGAATTAGAATAGAAGGTCCAACATTAACTTCAGAGGGTGAGATAAGATTGGTTCGCCGACAAAATAGTTTATTTGTTGGATTGTCCACACCACCCACCTTATCGGCATCCGTAATTTATAAGCTTCCCACATCCGACGGTTCAAGTGGAGATGTTTTACAAACAGATGGCTCTGCAAATTTGAGTTTTGTAACACCTTCTGCGCCAGCATCAAAACCATCATATGAAAAGATTGCTGTAACAGCTTCACCACCGAGTGACGTAGTAAATACCACAGTTTCTATCATAGCAACTACAGGAAGTCCCCTACAAGCGAGCTTACAAGTATTTAGAAATGGTATGTTGCAAGAAGAAGATTTAGATGGAGCCATCCCAATAGTGGGAGACTTTATAGTTTCTGGAGCAAACCAATTGACTTTTGCACCAGGCACACTATTAAATGGTGACACAATAATAATTTATGTATTTAATTAAGGATAATTAAGAATGGCTAAAATACGCGGCAATCAAACAGAAATAGAAGAAATCTTAAACGATCCATTAGCAGCGGCGTCAAATATAAAATCTGGTTCTCTTAGGATAGCAACACAAATAGAAGTAGATGCTGGCACCGATACTTTGACAGCAGTAACACCAAATACTTTGTCAAATTTTTCTGGGCTTGGATCAATAACACTTAGTGGTTTGACAGATGTTACGATAACAACACCGGTATTGAATGAAGTATTGACGTATAATGGTTCTACATGGGTAAATCAGGCACCATCTGGCGCAGCCGCAAACAATTGGTTGATAGCTAATAATGGTGTAGATTTCACAACATCACCAACAGCAGCTGGTAGTAATTCTATTTCTATTGGTGATAATGCCCGGAATGTAAATGGTATAAATTCAATAACGCTGGGTACTACCGCCTATGCATATAGAACGGGCTGTGTTGCTATTGGTAATGCATCACGAGCAAACCGCGACGGAGCTATTGCTATTGGTGACGGAGCAAATACGAATGGAACAACAAGTAATAATGCGGCAAACATTGCCATAGGAACTGGTGCACAAGCCACCGATGGTGGTCCTAATATAGCATTGGGTAAAAATGCATATGCAGCATCAACAGGAACTATAGCTATTGGTAGTTCTGCCAACGTTTCTGCTGTTGCATCCTTCGCGACTGTAATTGGCAATCTTTCGTCGTCCTCTTTTGATAGTTGTACTATCATTGGCGCAGGCTGCGTGTCTTCAACATTCAATCAAACGATTATCGGCAAGGATATTACTTCTGCGGATGTGCCAGTAGATGTTTCATACAGTGTTAAAATTGGTACTGGTGTTGCTGGCCAACTTAATATGTTACACTTACATACAAAAGGATTATTAGAATTGGTTGGTGACAACGCACAATTTATATTTCCCAATTATATTACAGCTTCTATTCCGGCTACAACGACTGAAGGTGGTGCTATATGGGATGCAACAACCAAAGAACTTAAGATTTATAATGGAACTGCATTTACTGCAATTGGTGGCGGGGGTGGACTCGCCAACATTGTTGAGGATACTACACCACAATTGGGTGGTAATTTAGATGTAAATGGTTTTGATATTATTACTCCATCGAGTTCAACCGCAACATCACCATCACATATACAAATACGTGGTGGTGACAAAACATATGTTGGTGGTGGATATGCTGCTGATAGTGTACATTTGTATGGTGGATCTGCGACCAATAATAACCAGGCGGGTGCTGTTTTTTTGCAAGCTGGTAATGCTTCAGGAACAAGCGATGGTGGTGGTATAACAATAGAATCGGGTTCGGCAACAGGAACTGGTGCATGTGGTACAGTGAATATACGTGGGGTTGATACATCAGGTGCAACTGTTACTAGCGCAGGCTCTATGGTTTTGCGTGGTGGTAATGCTTTTGGTAGCGCTACTTCCACTGCTGGTGGTGATATATCTATGTATGGTGGTAGTGCAGTCGGCGGCACTGCTGGTGTAATTACTATAAGGGGTGGCCTGCCATCTGGTTCAGGAGTATCTTCTACGGTGCCTGGTGCAGTCAACATTACAGCTGGCGGGCATCTTACTACATATGGTAGTGGTTCAGATTTAAACCTTAAAGCTGGTGCTGGTTTTTTCGGGGCGGGTTTTATTGGTGGTGATGTTAACATTGATGGTGGCCCCGGTAATTCTAATGCTGACGGTGGTCATGTAAATATAACAGGTGGCAATACCACATATTTTAGTACACAGAGAACCCCTGGTAATGTAGTAATCGCGGGTGGAACAGGCACAACACTTGCAGATGGTGGTAATATATCTATTGTTGGTGGTGCTGCGACGGGAGCTGCCTATGGCGGCAATGTCACTATTAAAGGAGGTGCTGATGTAGCAGGTAATGGTATTGTTGCTATTGGTAATAGTACGGACGGTGCTAAATTAGTATTTAATAACGGAACTAAGATTACAATGTCTGGTACTTTGGATGCCACCAACAATGACATTGATAATATTAAGACTATTACATTTAACGGTGAAGTTGCTAATACTACAACAACACAGACAGTGGATTGGACTGTTGGTCAAAAACAAAAGACTACTATTACGGCAGCAACCACAATCACATTTACTGCTCCAATAGGTCTTGCTAATTTAACACTCAAGATTATTAATGGAGGACTTGGTATAATTACTTGGCCTGTTAGCATTAAATGGCCTGGCGGTACGGAACCAACATGGACTAGTTCTGGTACTGATATAGTAACGTTCTATTATGATGGGACGGATTATTTTGGCAGCGCAAGTTTGGCATTTGCATAATAAAATTGGGTTACTGAATATTCAGTAACCCAATTTTATTGCAACTATTTTAAAATAAATGATAAATAAGTATTGACAAGTAATATTTATATGGTATAATTTGTCGCATTGATAGGCAATGCTTAAATAACCTATTGATAAGAAAAGCCAATTTAGATAATAAGAAATGAAGGAGAAATGAAATGGCACTCACTATAGAACAGCTCCAAGCTGTATTCACCAAAAGCGATAACACCGAATCACGTCCAAGCAACTATTACAGGTTCTGGGATATGAAATTTGGCGAAACCGCAACCGTACGTTTTTTACCAGACGCTAATGAAAATAACCCATTAGGATTCATGGTTGAAAAACTTATGCACAACCTTACAATTAACGGCGAACGTCGTTCAGTACCTTGTCGCAAGATGGTCAATGAAGATTGCCCTATTTGTAGTGTATCAACTGCTTTCTATAAAGAAGAAGGTGATGGTTCGCAAAACGGAAAAAATTACTGGCGTAAAAAGCAACATCTTGTTCAAGCGTTAATCATCGAAGATCCACTGGCTCCAGATGCAACCACGGGCGAAAATTCTGAAGGAAAAGTTTGCTACCTTAATTTAGGTTACCAACTTTACAGTGTTATCAAAGAATCACTTACAAGTGGCGACCTTGATGCAATACCATTTGATTATGAAAATGGTTATGATTTTATCATCAAGAAGACAGAAGGTCAAGGTGGTAATCCAAAATATGATGTTGGTTCAAAATTCTCGCGTCGTAGCACATCCTTAACCGAAGATGAAATTGCGTTTGTAAAAGATGAAATGATTGACTTGTCAACATTAATTCCTAGTGCAATGGATCTTGATAAAATGGAAGCTATGTTAACAGCTTCACTTACAGGTGAACATTATGAAGATGGTAATTCATCTGGCGGTAATGCAACCACAGCATCAACAACTACAGAATCTACACCAGTAGTATCTGCCGTTGAATCTACACCAATTGTTGAAGTTGAATCTACACCAGTAGAAACTCAAACTGAAACATCGGCTGAATATTCTGAAAAGGGTGACGCTGTTTTGGAAATGATTCGGAAACGTCAACAAAAATCCGCAGAATAAGGTAACTTGTTATGGCTGATTTTCTCAAAGGTATAAACAAAAAACTTGAGAAATCTGGATTCGATGTGGGTGAAGCACTTCCCCCACGTTGGTGGATTTCAACTGGTAATTTTGTTTTAAATAAGATTACATCAAAACAATTTAAACGTGGTATTCCACAGGGACGTTTGACTGGGTTGACAGGGCCATCAGGAGCAGGTAAGTCATATGTACTTTGTAATATTATGCGTGAAGCACAAAAAGAAGGATGTGTTGTTGTGGCGATTGATTCTGAAAATGCATTAGACGATGATTTTGTTAGTGCGATTGGAGTTGATATAAGTGACGATAAATATTCACATATTCACGTCGATACTATTGCTGATGTTATTAGTGTAACGTCTACTATCATACAAGGTTATAAAGCAGATTACGGTGAAGATGTAAATGCACCAAAAGTTTTTATTGGTTGTGACAGTCTTGATATGTTGATAACAGATACAGAAATGGATAATTATACCAAGAAGGGTATTGTTAAAGGCGACCAAGGACAAAAGAATAAGCAGTTGAAGGCTATGCTCCGTCCATTAGTACATGCTATAAAAAAACTTAACGTGGCGATGGTTGTTACGGATCAAGTTTACAAAAATCAAGATACAATGAATGGTGAAGGTACTTGGATAATTAAAGATGCAGTTCAATATTCATTGTCCCAAATAATATTGATAACTAAACTTAAGCTAAAAAATGATAAAGCTGATAAACAACACATTACTGGTATTAAGATGAAGTGCTTGGCGTATAAGACACGCTTTGCACAACCATTTCAATCAGTTACTATCGAAGTCCCATATGAAACTGGAATGGACCCATATAATGGATTATTAGAAGTTGCTAAAGAACTTGGTGTTATCACACAGGCTGGATCTTGGTATGCATTTAATGGAAAAAAATTCCAATCCAAAAATTTTGATGAAATAGCTGAAGAAGTGTTGGGAGAATGCGACAAATTAAATGTTGATTTCCTTGAAGCTGCAATGGAAGATTTAGAAGAAGTTGGTGTTCCTAAGCCAATATCACGGGAAGATAAAATCTCCAATAAGCTTGATAATTGATACAAAATATCCCTTGACTTTTGTAACCATATAGTGTATACTGTGCGCTATATGGTTATTTTAGTTTTAAGAGAATATAATGTTTACCCACCAAATTAAATCAGTTAGACGCCCAGCGGAACTAATGAAAGACAATATGATTGTTAAGCATTACGCCGGTTCTATTTCGTATGGCACAAATCTACCAACGTCCGACGTGGACTTTCGTGGTGTATTTTGTGCCGACCCAATTAATATCCTCGCACCTTTTCACGTTATTAAAGAATGTAAAGATCAAGATGAAGAAGATACTAAGTTGTTTGAATTAAGACACTTCTTTAAACTGTGTGTGGATTGTAACCCAAATATTATTGAAACATTATGGGTTGATGATTCAGATATCGTCTTTCACACTCAGGTATATGATTATATTCGTAGTTATCGAAATGATTTATTATCGCAAAAGATTGCCTATACAACTTCAGGGTATGCGATAGCTCAATTAAAGCGGCTGAAAAGTGCTAAGAAACATGTTAATTATTTACCAGATTTAATACAGTTGTGTAAATTATTATCGAACGCTGTTATAGATGGCATTATAGATGAAGAGTTTATAGATATTAATTGTGGAAACAAAGTACTTACTTTTATGCGGGAAAATAAATACATATGATAAATACTTACACACAATTGGCGTGTATAAGGAGTCATAATGTATACAGCAGAAAAATTAAAGAACAAAATAGAAAAAAAACTGATACGCAAAGATGGTAGACTCAATTCACCATTTTTACAAAACGAAGAAGCCAAAAAATTAATAAAGGCAGCAAGGGAAATAACTAAAGATTTTTTAGATGATACTGCAACATTTTCACAAGTTTGGTGGCATATAAAAAACGATATTATGTATATACCATTATGTGTTGGATGTAATAAAACGGTACCATGGAATAGTAAATATTCAAGATTTTGCACTCAACATTGTGCGGTCACTTCGGAAGAAGCTTCACACAGGATGAGTAAACAATTTGGGGGAAAGAAACGATCCCAAAAGGATATTTTAGCCGCAGTTGAAGGAAGAAAAGCTTGGACAAAAAAACGTGGTTATTATCATAGTAAGGAAACAAGGAAAAAATTAAGTTTCGTTAAAATGGGAAAAGATAATCCTATGTTTGGAAAACCTGCGTGGAATCGTGGATTAATTGGAATAGATAACCCTACATTTGGTAAAACGAGACCATGTACAGGGATGAAAGGTAAAGACAATCCTCAATATGGTCGGTCCCCATCGCCGAGAGCTGGTAGAGGTATTAGTGGACACTTTAATGGAAATTATTTTAGAAGTAGTTTAGAATTATTGTACTTAATTTATTGGTATGTTAATAATATTGAGATTATTAATGCAGAAACGAAAAGATTTAGGGTAGAATATATTGGTACGGATGATACTCATCATACTTATTCGCCGGATTTTTACCTATGCGAACAAAACACATTGGTAGAATTAAAACCAGAAAAGTTGCATACTAATACTGAAGTTATACTTAAATTTAATGCTTTAAAAAATCATCATTCAGATATCAATTGTGAACTAAGAGGATTTAAAGGGATTGCTGGTTTTATAAGAGATATCATAGAGATGAATAAAATTGAAGATTATAAACAAAATGGTTTATTAAAAATTACAGATAAACAATATGAAAGGTTGAAACGAAATTATGGTGACATCATTAGAGCAACTCTTTGAACATTATTCTATAAATGATGAAGATAAAAATCGCATGGCTCATGTATATATGCCAAAACAAAAGGATTTTGTTTCGTTGGTGCAATATTTTGGCAATGCGAAAATGTTGAAATTAAATTTAAATGAATGGAATAAAAATCATAGATTGATACCATATGGTAATAATATTTATGGAATATATGAACAAGCCGGATATGATTTATATGATTCTAGAGGAAACCTAAATAGTACGTTTGAAGGCAATCGCGAAGATTGTGGAAATCCTATCATGATTGTTAAATTTAATGTTGAAGTATACAAACAAACAAAGGAAGAGTATAATAGGTTTTGGGAATGGAGGAATAATAGAAATCCAATTAGAATGGCAATGGAAGAAGAATTTAATTTTGATGGTAAACATGCTATGCATTTAGTTCGGCTGTTAAGAATGGGTGAAGAAGTTCTAACAACCGGTCAGATTATTGTTAAACGTCCAGATGCAGATGAACTACTTGGTATCCGCAATGGTTCTATGACGTATGAAGAAATTGTTGAATATGCCGAAGACATGGATAATAATATCAAGAAAAATTTATTGAAAAATACAGATCTTCCAAAAAATGTGAATTTGATTAAAGCATCCAACATTCTAATGAACGCACAAGAAATGGTTTGGAGTAATGATGCCTAAAACAAACTCGGATGAGTCAGTACTGAATTTTGGAACTGACAGTCCGTTGTTTACCAAAAAGAAAACCATCAAAAAGAAGGCACCCAAGAAAAAGATCGCAGTACCAAAAAAGGCAAGGCGTAAAGTTGACCCATTGGAAAACAGCAGTCCATTGTTTGTGGAAAAGGAACCCCCAAAGAAGCGCGGTCCAAAATCACATGCGCAGATTGAAGAAGAAGCGATTATTACTGAAAATAAACGTGTTGCTAAAAAGGCAACTGCACGCGCAAAGAAATTACCAAAAAAGAAAGCTAGGGTTTATCCTAAAGTTACTTCACCAAAAAATTGCAAACACATTCTTCCAGCTTTTAAAAAACAGTTATTGGCACAATGGAAATTATTGGAAGATGGGACATTGGCAGAATCTTCTGCTGTTGCTAGTTACATTAATGGTGTAATGGTTGTATGTAAAGAAAAACATCCAAAAGAATATGAAGAATTATATATATTAAAAGCAATAGCAAAGAAGGTTTATATTGAACGAAGCTGAAATCAATAATTTAAGAGAATTATATATTCAAGATTTGAGTAAGATAGTCAATTGCGGTGGCAATGATAGACCACGAGTACGACATCCTGGAAAATGGGCAAAGTTGGATTCTGTTGTTAATTTGAAAGAAAGTGCAATAACATTGGATGGAAGAAAAGTTTGGTGTTGGTCGGATTTGCATTTCTGGCATTGGAACATTCTTGAATTTAGTGAACGTCCATATCCTGATATGTATACAATGCATGAACACTTACTCGCAAATCACAATGAACTTGTGGGTAAAGATGATATTGTTATTTGGGGTGGTGATATTGGCTTTAAAGGTACAACTATTCTCAATGAAATGTTGTCCGAATATAATGGTTACAAAATCCTTATTGTTGGTAACCATGATTTTAATGGTAAGAAACTTCGCAAATTGGATTTTGATGAAACACATTTAATTTATACAATTGAAACGCCAGAAATTGGGATGGTATTTACACATTATCCGATGTATAATGTACCAGAGGATTGGGTTAACGTACATGGACATTTACATGTGTTCCCCAACCCATTTTCTGATCATCCACGACACATCAACATTAATTGTGAAGTGCAAGGATATAAACCAAGACCTTTGGATGAAATAAAAGAACAGGCAAGAATTAAACTTATAGCAGATAATATATAGGAATGAATAGACATGGGTAGAAATAATAATATTACCGAATGTGTAGAACAACCGAGTTGTCAATCAGATCGCGAAGAATTTGATGAAGATAAACATACGATGTGGATGGCAGCAGACGGCGGACAAAGATTTTATTCTTGTGAGGTATCAATACCACAGATACCAGCTGGTCAATATGATATGGAATATGATCATAGTCGTGGCGAACCGTATTTTGAAATTAAAGAACCACTCACAGACGACCTTATCATATTACCAGATTCTGCATCAGAAGAAGTCATTGCAGCAGTTGAAGATTTTTGGACAAAGAAAGATTTGTTCCACAAGTATGGATTTTAACACAAACGCGGCGTTTTGTTATGGGGACCACCAGGTTCAGGCAAAACTTGTACAGTGGAAATCATTGCACAGAATATTGTAAATGATGGTGGGGTTGCCATGTATATGAAAGAACCAAGCTTCGCATCTTTTGCACTTGACTCTTTTCGTGAAGTAGAACCAGAACGACCAATGGTTGTGATGATGGAAGATGTTGATTCTATTATTCATAACTTCGGTGACGCTGCAATATTGAATCTTTTGGATGGTGCCGATCAGATAGAAAACGTCCTTTTTATTGCTACTACAAACTATCCAGAGAAGTTGGATAAGCGGATTCGTAATAGGCCAAGCAGGTTTGATATTGTAAAGCTTATAGATATGCCTTCGGCAGCTGCACGCGAAGAATTCTTGTTGGTTAAAGACTACCATAGATTTGGTGACGGAAATAATTCGCTGGAATTAAAGAAGTGGGTAAAAGAGACAGAAGGTTTTTCTGTTGCACATCTGAAAGAAGTCATCATTTCTGTTGAAGTGTTCGGCGTATCGTTTGATGCTACGTTAAGACGCTTGAGATTGATGATGGATAACACTCCATCTTCAGAAGAGATTTCTAAAGAATTGGGAATGGTAGATAGATAAATAATATTATGGTAACAAAAAATGAGTAAGCACGATCGTGGCGCGGTTGCACAAGATGTAGCATATACAGTACATCAAGTGAACACTTTGCCAGAAGATGAAGTAAAGTCCTTGTATGGTATTGAAATTCTTAAAGATGGTAAAGTGTTTGACCCAACATATAATCAGGAATTTGGTTCAGTTGGTGAATGGGCAGAATTTTGTGCAAACGAAGATATGACGGAATATGATGAACATTTTTCGTATGATGATGCAGGATATGACTAATGTTAATGGAAGAACTACAACCAGAAGAAAAGAAGCAATATAAAATTTACGTCGATATGGATGGGGTTTTGGCTGATTTTGAAGCTGGTGTGGACAAAATTTTGGATGGCGGGTATAATGATGATAAGTATCATTCAGATCCTGATTTCAGAAGTAAGATGTGGCGTGCGGTTGCTAAATATTCTAAAGAAGGTGGTCAACTTTGGTCAGAATTGCCAGCAATGAAAGACGCTAAAGAACTTTGGAGTTATGTCGAAAAATATAATCCGCAGATTCTAACAGCAACTGGTGACCCTTTATATGGTGCCGAAGAACAAAAGCGAGTATGGGTTCCATGGATGGTGGGTTCTGACATTGTTGTAAATGTTGTCCGCCGTTCTGCTGAAAAAGCACAATATGCAACACCAGAAAGTATATTAATAGATGACCAACCAAAATCTATTGAACCTTGGAAAGCCGCTGGTGGTATAGGAATACTACACACATCCGCCGCCGATACAATTAATAAATTAAAAGAATTAGGATTATAAAATGTATATAGCATATGTTCTTACAGAAGCATCAAAAAATGAACTTTTAGAACGTTTTCCACCAAAATATAGTAAAGTAGTAGCACATCATGTGACTATTCAGTTTGGTGTTCCAGAGGGTACAGAACCACCAGAAATGGCTGATTTGCGTGTGATTGGTGAAGCGGATAGTGGCGATGGATTACAAGCCCTTGTTGTGTCGGTTAATGGTAGCTATCGTCGTGAAGACGGTAGTACATATCACATCACATGGTCTTTGGAACCAGACAAATACAAGCCAGTAGATTCTAATAAATTAGTTAATAATTACGAAAAGCGATGGAAAGTAGTATTGCCCGTGGATATAGAAACTGTCCCAGAGGTTTTAAGTTAAGATTTGTTGTGTTGGGTTTTTATAATTTGCCAACCTTTCCATTTCCCCCGCTGAAGTTTTTTACCATGTCTTTGTGCCCTTAGAAATGTATCAAATGGTGCTTTTAACTCAGCACAGACATCTCTCAGATATCCATTACCAACAAGTTCATTTTCAGGATTAAATACTTTACAAAATACTGCTAATGGATTTTTTGCACCAACATTTCTGCTCATTTCCTGCCATGTCTTTTTTCTTTTTTTCATTAATGTGGGGTCTTGAAATGGATGCTTTCTTTGTTTAAATAAATCTCGTAAATTTTGTTTATGTGCTTCGGTATGAATATGTCCACCAGTTCTAGTTATCCCAGACCTCTTCATTGCTTCTTTGGATGGTCTTGGTGGTCTGGTATTGTTTTTAATTGCCAGTTGTCTAAAATATTCGCGTAATTCTGGATGATTTTTATATCTTAGATTCATCCCATCACTTATTTTCTTTTTGTGTTCTTCAGATAATGTTTTCCCTGTTCTTTGTGCAGACCACATCAATCTAGTTTTTTCGCAAGGAATCCATCCATAATTACCTTCACCACCTTTTGTTAGATTGTATCCACTTTCAGTGATATGCGTGTTGTATTCTTCGATAAAATAATTCTCCATAATATTTAAAGTATGTGCTGCATCCATTGAACAATAAATTACTTCAAAACTAAAATTTTCAATACCATATTTTCGTAAAGCTCTGTATATAGGTCTATGTTTTGTTTCTGTAGAATGGATATCTACTATATGTTTCTCCCAGCGTTTTTCTGGAGGGTTTTGGGATGTATATCCCACATATTGTTTGTTGTTAACCCTATTGACAATTCGGTAAATATAGTGTATAATCATGGTACTTTCACTATTAATCGTATCGTTATTACTTTATTTATGAATATTACAACAAACGACTACCAAAAAACCTTATATAGCAATTTGATGAATCTTGTTGAAGGAAATGAAGCGTTCTTCTTTAATGATTGGGAATTGGGTGGTAATTGGTACAGAAACTTCAATTATTGCTTGGCTTCATATACAGATTTCTGCGCTACGGACGCGCTAGAATGTCGTGGTATTATGTTTGAAATATCCGAAGGGGGGGGAAATGCTACAATGGTTCGTTTGGCATCTATTGGATTTCCGAAGTTTTTCAATGCAGGCGAGAACCCATTTACCATGGATATAGATTTGTCCACTGTAGTTGAACTCGCAGATAAAGCAGATGGAAGTCTCATAACCACTTATATGGACGATGGTGTTCTACGAGTTAAGACAAAAGGTTCATTGACTTCCGACCAAGCAATAAATGCTAACGCATTTCTTCGTCTTGATGAAAACGCACAGTTCCGTGCCGAATTAATTAAAGGCGAACAATTGGGATTTACTATTATTTGTGAATGGGTATCGAGCGCTCATCGCATAGTACTCCCATATTTTAAGCCAGAACTGCGGGTTCTTGGTGTGCGTTCTCGAGAAGATGGGTCGTTTATTCATTTTGATGATATAGATTGCGAACATTTCCCTGAAACGTTGGATCGTTGGACTAAGATAATTGAAACTGATGATACGGAAGCATATATTAAATCTGTTTCTGATATGCAACACATAGAAGGTGTGGTAGCTCGCTTACCATCAGGTCAATATTTCAAAGTTAAAAGTTTGTGGTATCTCGCTCTCCATCGTACCAAAGATTCTATCACCATCCCACGTCGTTTATTTGAATGTGTGCTGGAAGAAGCATCCGACGACTTACGTACATTGTTCCATGATGATGAACTTGCTATCAAGATGATCGAAGACATGGAAGCATTTGTTGAACAGAAGTACAATCACATGGTTGATTCTGTTGAACGTTTCTATGAACGCAACAAGCATATGGAACGCAAAGAATTTGCTATCCTTGGTCAAGAAGAACTGAACCGTATGTACTTCGGGTTGGCTATGCAACGTTATGTAGGTAAGGACGTTGACTATAAAACTTTCTTGAAAGGTAAATGGAAACAACTTGGACTCACGGATGAGAAAACTGATTTTGAAAACGAGTAATAAATTATGAGTATGTCAACATATGTTTACGGGATTGTTCCCGCCGATGAACACTTTAAGAAAATGAAAGACCTCTATGATAAGTGCAAAGAAATGGGTGTTAGTCAACCAAAAGAAGTCATGGACTTTTTTGGTGATGACGAGCCGCCCGATGATAGTGGACTTCTTGTTTGGATGGAAGAAGGACAAGACCTTGCGGTAGTTGAATATTTTAGTGATGGTCAATCTGGTTTTGAAATTGACATTGCAAAGCTTGATCCAAAGATTAAGAGGCTTCGCTTTGTAAATAGTTGGTGATTTAATATGAATATGAAAGTAAAACTGCGTGCAGCAGATGAAACAATAATCGAATTGAAGCGTTCAAGACTAATGTGGAAAAACCTTGCAATTATTTTTGGTTGTGGTATAATCGCATTATCAGTAGTATTTTTTGGTAGGTATACATCATGAGTAGAATAGTAGTGACAGTCAGTGGTTTTGCAAATACAGGTAAATCTACAATAGCATCTATAATTGTGGATGCACTGGCGAAACATGATATACGTTCATTGTATATCAATCCAGAAGGTGAACCCAAATTACCAAATGAAGTATTGACCGCAGTTCGATTAGAAGCTCTTAAGGATAAAGGGTTACAAGTTATTGTTGATGAAAAACAAACACATAGAATGAGTATTAAAGATGAATAAATTAATAGATGATTACTTTGCATTACAAAAGAAAGTACACGAAGCATTTGGTTATGTTGAAGATTGGGTTAAGATTCCAATGGAAGATTCCCGTGAATATTTTTGGTTTATAGAGGGTGATGACGATAACGGTGATGACGATAACGGTGAAGTTTTATTTGCTGAAACTAAGGAAGCCCTTGATGATATTGATTCTGATGATATTGATTCTGGTGACTATTATTTAAATGAAATATACACACAGCGATTCCTTTCAAAATGGGTTTATCGTACTGAAGATTTTACTATGATATGCGTTGACACGCATTGTGACGGAAACAAATATTTACAAATATTTGACAATGAAAAAGAAATAAAATAAATAAAATAAATGAACAGAATAATCACACGTGCACTAATGCGTCACCACAATGATTTCTTTAAGATGTCAGAAGATGAACAGGACGCATTCAAATTGCAAGATCATGACGAGCTTGATGAAAAAATTTCTGAGTTTGTGAACGAAGAAATTGGTTTTGATGAAAAGAAGGATGAATATAATCATAAGAAACTTCTTGAGCGCAATAAAATTATGTTGCATTATCTGGGTATAGGGTCAAATTATTTCATGCTCAATGAATTTGGTTGGCGTGAAGAAGTCCTCAAATATAAAAACTTCTACGAATATAATGAAGCTAATCACATCTTCCAAGAAACTTCTTGGGCTGAAGAGTCTTCAGACTATAAACAAAAAGAATTATTTAATAGACTTTCTGAATGGGCACGCGTAGAAATCGACGGAAAGTTTAATTATCTTAACATCAACAGTTATCAAATTTGGATTTACTATGCCATAGAAGAATTTGAGATGGATTGGATTGATGATCATATCCCCAATGAATATGTACCTGGGCCAAATAATGGTAAGAAAGCAAAAGGTGGAACTATTTGGGATATGCGTCCTGATGCCCAAGGCAAAGAAGGTTGGCTTGAACAGATGAGAGACTTTTCACGTAAATGGATTAGTGCATGGTATGATAAAGCCATCTATGAACATAAATGGAATGTAGTATTCATCAACGATACATCTGGTAAAGATTTTGATGGCGACCCAAACAAAGAATACATTTTTGGTTCCTTGGATATTCTAAAGAACGTTGGGTTTAAGACTTTCGTGGATGATTGTGAAAAATTGAAAGGTGATTCTGAGTTGGCATATCAATATAGAGATGGAATCATAAAAGAATTGCGAATCGCTCTCGAAGAAAAGTTCATTGAAGTGCAGAAGACTCCACCCAATGTAGTTAAGCTGCGTAAAAAAATGAAAGTATCTGTGGCTGATGGTGCATTTGATAGTTTAATAGACACTGGTGATGAAGATGGGGATTAGGATTAATCGTGTATTGGATTATGGTTTAACCAATGTTGTGGCAAATAAGGAACGCTGGATTACGGCGATGATCCGCGTTTCAATAAAAATAGTTATCTATTCAATGAATTTGATGAAAAGTATTCTATTGGGGGCTTCATTGAATATTTGCAGGCACAATTGGAGAAACTCGATGAAGGTGACACGCCTCGTTTTGATTTGCGACTTCTTATACGTGAATTAGAAGACGAGGAAACAAAATACGACTTCTATAATTCGCTTGTATATGATATGGAAATGGGACTCGACAATGTTATGTGTTTTGTCCCACCGTCACAGGTTCGTGTATGGCACCGATATGACGATACTATTGATTATTATGATCCTACAAATCGTTCAGAAGATGGTGGCATGCGGACTTTCATCATGGTAGATAGCGCTTTATATCCATATGACTCATATACAAATATTAAAAAAATACCACCTACTACTTTGACTGGTGTTCAACTTTCACATTATTATTCGTTAAAAAATCATGGATTTGATAGGCTGGTTGATCCAGAATCGGCATTTAAACACCTTGGGGTTGATAATCTTAATGAATTGAAAAATATGATAATCCCAACAATACCATTAGAACTTGTTGAATTGTTAAAATATCTTGAGATTTTTGTTGATGAAAGTTGGATTTATCAACTAAGACCCATGATTTACGGTTATTGGGCATAGATTCTTTTTGCTTAGTTCATTGCAAACTCTTATAAATACAAGGAAATATGTATAATACGGAGTTCATAGATGAAACCTTTAAATAAATTACGTATAAACGCTGGTCTTCCAATGGATCTTACCATTGAAACTGCACCAGATGTTGAAGGTAAGCAAATCACAGAAGCACGCGAAGCCCCAAGAATGTCCCGTGACTTAGCCACAACGGATAAGCGCAGTCTTGGTTCAAAAGTACGTGGTGTTGAACGTGCGATGGATCACATCAGACAGGCAATTGGTGTTTTAGAAAAAATCCCCGCAACTGATTATAGTGGTGAAATCCCTCACTTTATAAGCGAGCTTGAAGATTTGTTGGATGGTGATACCCGTAGTGGTATGACTGGTTATCTTGATACTATATCTGGCGAGCGCGATAATTTTGGCAAAGAACCAGAACTAGAAGCAGATCCTGAAGAAATGGATGCGGACATGGAAATGTCGGATGATCCAGAGATGGCTGTTGATGATGAAATGGGTGCAATGGATGATATGCCACCAGAAGAAGATGAAGTTATGCCCGAAGCTGATGATTTCATGAAAAATCTTACACCAAAGCAACAAGAACAACTAGCAGCTGCTATTGCCACGCTTAGTATTCTTACCAATGGAAGCATGATTAAAGAAACTATGATGCGCGTTGCTAAGATAACAGGCAAAACTCTTGAAGAAGCGGCTGGTTATTATAATGTGAATTATGATAGTTGGGAAGATTCTTCGCGACCTGTTAATGTTTCCAATGGTTCTGCAAATGATGAACAAGTAATGGATACTATGTCTGATCCTAAGAAAGAAGGTCCAGAACAAACAAAAACAATGGATCAGCAAGATAATTCACCTGTTGATAAATCTGGAGATGACTTATCTAACACAATCAAAATTCCTAAATATGTAACAAAGGGTTTGAAAGATGCTATTGCAGACTTTCGTAAATCTGAAAAGGATGAACAAAAACGAAACAAAGGATTTGCAAAAGACGCAGAATACCTTTATAGGGATTCTGCCCGTGCGTTTGAAGAATTATTGGAATTGCTCAATGGTAGTGTTTACGATTTTAAGCTTGCTCAAGTTAAAATGTCATCTTTGATGGGACCTATGCTTCATAAGATTCCACCCAAAATAGTTAAATTTATTGCATCCGGCGGTGAACCACAATCATTGAAAAGTTATATGACTGAGGTACCTAAGAAGTACCCAATCACTGGACCACGGAATACAATGAAATGAAAGTAAAAGATATTATAAGTGAAACATTCGGACAAGGATTCTCCAGTGGCGAAGACAATGGGTATGGTGAAAACTATGCTTCCGAAATGGAACAGGAAACTATTAATTCAGAAATGGCTGCCGATTATAAAAAGGATAGGACGCCTGTAAGTGAATTTGATATTGAAGAAATAAAACGTTTGGTCAGCCCTGCTGCTAGAAACAGCCGGGATGTTAAAAAGCAAGTTGATGGTGTTATTGCCGACTGGCAAGAAATGATGGATGAAGATTCATATATAGAAGATGATCTTTTCAATAAAACATATGCACAGTATAAAGCATTAAAAGATTCCAAAGATGAACCACTTATTAAATTTAATAAAATGCACGCAATAACAAAGGAAGTTAAGGATGCCGCAGATAAATTTGAAGAATATTCAAATAGTGATAAAGCGGATCAGTGGAAAGACGAAAAAGGTTATTTCTAAAAATAATGAAACTTAAAGAAGTGGCAAATAAGCCACTACAATATGGTGACCGAGTGGTACATGTGGACGAAGATTCAAAGTACGCAGGTCTTATTGGAAAGATAGTGGAAATGAACCCTTCTATGGCGATGGTAAAATGGGAATTTCAAAATAAGCCAATAGCAATGACATTAAATGGATTGAAACGAGCATGAAAGTAAAGGACATAGTAGAAGGTAGGCATCCGCACGATCAATATTATCGTCCAAAGCCAAAAAGCCAATTTAAAACTAAGCCCCGCCCAAAGAAAACCCTCCATTATACGAAGGATATGTTTGATAATTGGGCAACTGACATTCGTACGCGATTTTCTGATGCTACTGCGTATTACGACGAAGAAAATGAAGAGGTTATAGCAACTTCACCCGATAAGAAACACACATATGGTAAATGGTCTAAGAATCGTAAAGGGGATTACAAAGGCGTATCCTTTTACAATAAAAGACCATTAAACACTGTTACGCGTTCAAAGCGGTTGACACCAACAGCAGAAGGATTGGATGTGAAAATATTAAAAGATTTGTTATTTGAAAATGAAACGGTAGAAGATCTTCCTGATGATTTAGTTAATCAACTAGAACAGCGGGCACAGGATGAAAGGTCGGCAGGCGGATCTGTTGAAATTAATTATGGTTTGCCTTATGTTGCCGTAACCATGTCAGATGGCGCAGAATATTTTTTCCAGGGTGAAGAAGCTGATGATTTGTTGTCGGAAGTACCAGACAACATACACCCAGAAGATTTTATATTGATGATAGCACAGAATTGGTAATATGATATGAAAATGATACAAGCTTTATTAGAAATGTCACAACAAAATATAGTTCTTAGAACTAATGATATTGATGAATATAATGCCTTTATTGATAAGGCATCAAGACCAGACAACGATTACCATTATGAAGAAGTCCCAGACAAAAATGGTACTGGTCTTTATGATATTATCGTAGAAGTATTTGATTATGCGAGATCACCTCAAACTAGACACGATCCAGAAAGTGTTGATATAGATTGGGATGTAGTATATTATGGTTCTGGGGATTTTGATAATGAACGCGATTTTTATATTGTCAAAGGGAGTATAGAATTGCCAGATAACGTAGAACAAGATATTGAACAACGTCTTATGGAAGATCAGGATGATCAAAAAGCTAACGAATATGATGATCGTGGTGATTACGAATACGATAGGAATATGAATTAATTGTGAAAGTTAATGATATTCTTTGCGAAGCCAATCGTAACAAAATAATTTTAGTAGACTTTCAACCAGTATATCTAAATGGTGGTTATGGTCACGACGAAGCCCTAGAAAATGTAATAGAATCCCTCAATAAAATGAACCCTACGGATATTTTAGTATTTTATAATGGCGAAGAAGTTAGTATTGAAGATACATCTGATGAAGTTTTACAAATGTACATTGAACGTGGTTTAGATGAAAACATCGCAAGTAATATGAAATTTCGTGAAAAGTCTTATGCATGGCTTCGTAATTTTATGGACGCTGGTATGGACGCTTCGTTGATAATTGCTATAATAAGATACATGGCAATGAACAGAATAAATGATTCGCGAGATATAGATCCAGAAACGATGTCTAGTATAATAGGTAAAGAAAACTACGAAGAATGGGAAGATCTTATTGAAGGTGGTGGTATGATTAATATACCAGACATAGCAATTGATGAATTGAAGGCAATGTCCGGTGCGTTAATTGGCGGTGGTGGTGAACATGAATGTCTTAAAGAAATTCAATTGCTTATGAACGCATTCAATATAAAATACAAAGAAGTTCAAGATTGGATTTACGGTGGTTGATAAATTATTTTTAAAAATAATTAAAAAAAGAGTTGACAAATGAAAAAAGGTGGTGTATAGTCCACACCATACCTGCAAAGACAAATGAAAAGTTTTTTGCAACAAGCATATATAGTATTAAGAGACAAATAAATTTTAACGCGGAAACGCATACAAAAGAGAACGTAATGACTTCAACAATAAGACAATATACAAACTGGTTATTTATGCAACCCTTACATCAAGGGCAGAGTTCATTGCGTCCATGTTCTATAGATATGGAACTACGAGGTTATGAACCTAGTAAGCCTTTTGTGGCGGATTCAAAGGAGAAAACATACTGATAAAGTAGCAATCTCGAAAAGAATTTCACAAAAGGCTTACCCAAAAAGGTAAGCCTTTTTTGCGTTTGGAGGATATGAAAATGTTACATAAGTTTTTAAAAGTTTTCATTATCAAAGTAGAACGACAAGTGAAAGCTAAAGTGGCTCTAACACCACTACAACGAAAGTTGTTAATGTTAGAAATGAAGAAACGAAGAGAACTTAAGAATCAGAGGTAATTAGCGGAACGCTTAGATACTAATTACTTTGTAGAAAAACGGTTTACGTGCCACCGGTAGGGTTGAAATTCCCCCCGATCACGTAAAGGAACTTATCCTATATTTAGCGAGATAGGGTACCCACCATCGCGGAAATTGAACTGTAAAACCAGTCCCGTCAAAGTTAATTATCGTGTCGTATCGCACGTAAAAAATGGATACATGATTTTAATATTAAACTCTCTGTAGTGTAGCCTGGCAACACGGTCCGTTTGGGGCGGAGCATCGTAGGTTCAAATCCTACCAGAGAGACCAAACATCGGAGTGTATTGTCAGCTTGGTCAGACGGCCGGTTTTGGATACCGGAGGCCGTGGGTTCGAATCCCACCACTCATTATAAGTTCAGGTATTGTACTTTGAACTTACTTAAATATATAGAAGAATAACAGCTATAAAGGCACTTTATTGTATTTTTCGTTCCACTTAACTATACGGATTTTTAGTTCTTCTAATGTTATAGAACTATTTCCATTTTTACTATTATTACCACATTTTCCGTTATGTAACATTATTTTACAGTTTGTGGGATGTGCTAATATTTTTGGATTGATTTGTTTAGAAAATCCTTCACTAACGGAATATAAATGGTCACGCGAAACACCAGTCAAGTTTGGTTTTGGATTTTTGCTTTTATAACCATTTGGTGAATACCACCCATATTTTTCTATAAGAGCGATATCAAATTCTTCTGGATATTGATATACATTAAAATTAAAATTGCATCTAGTTCTATAATGGCGAATATTCGGTGAACAAGATTGACAATACTTTTGATAAGTTTTTGTGGCAAATTGAATACCACAACATTTACAAGTGTTTGTAACTATTATAGAATGATCTTTACCCTTGCATTCAATGCAAATATTATTTCTTTTCTTTATATTTCTATGATGTCTTACATAATAATCATTGTGACACAGATTGCATTTGGTAAATTGTATTTTGCTGAATTTTGGTTCTGAATTTCCATATCTTCCTGTCTTTTTACGATTGGGATATATCCTGTTTCGTAGGGTGTTACCTATTTCTATATTAGTTTCGGCGGATCTTTCGCGTCTAGTGTTGTGGTGGCTTGCTGCACAAGAGCTAGAACAAAATATCTTGTAGCTACGATACGGCAATACTTCACCACAATGTTTACAATAATCAGGATTTAATAAATATTTCTTTTTATTGGCGATGGCTTTAGCACGACTGGCTGCACCTGCTCTTTTACCAAAGTTTTTATTTTGTGGTCTATTTGCTAAATTAGTCATACGTAGTGTTACCTTACTATGTATTTATGGTTCAAGTCCTACGACATACACTTAAAAATATTAAAAATTAACGGAGAATGCAATAAGGTTAGCAGGTGCTGACATTGAGCTGTAACCTCAATCCCTATGGGCATGGCGTTCGATACGACCCTTTCTCCACCAAATTAAGTATAGTATTGTTTAATGACTTTTGAACTTCCACCGATATCGATTATAGCTGGACGGTTTTGGTAGATTCCCCAATTTGCCAATCTTCTTAAATCTCCATGAGCAATATCATAGTTACCAATAAGGTCAACAAGACTATCAAGATAATCATTCTCTTCAATTAATTGTTGGTATCTTTCGGTTTCTTCTGGACTTACATTAATTTTGCCTGAACCATATTCAGCAACTCGTATTGCTTCATCTGGTGTCAAACCACTAAAGAATTTTTTGAATTGTGTTGGCTTCATTTTGTCAGCCTTTTCCATATGAATCCAAACTGGTGATTCATTTTCCTCATCATAATCAATCATGGGGATGTTAAGACCAAGACCAGTGAAATAATAGTCATCAAGCATCTGTGATTCATAATCATTTTGTGCAATGCCTTTTTTATTCTTTGCAACTTTTAAAACAGTCGGACGACCTTCATATTCAATTTCGAAGGCAACACGCGAAGATCCTGTGCCAAGTTTTTGTGCACGTTCAACAGCGTAACGGATTCTTGATGCAAACGAAGTGTTTGATTTATAAGCGGATTTATCCCAATCATCTGGTAACGGGGCTTCTTTTAAGATGTCTTTAACTTTCATTACTTTATTTATCAAAATACAATGCCCTTGTGAGTCAATTGGAAACGGTCGGCCTTCTAAGCCTAACAATGCGGGTTCGAATCCTGCCAAGGGTGCCAAATTATGGACTGGTCTACAGTGAATGTCATGACATAGTGAAATAGAAGGCTCATCCCTTCGTCAGTCCCCCTTAATAATTTTAGTTTTATTTTTCCCCCTATATGTTGGGGTTTGTGCATGACAGTTAGGGCACAAAAGCCGTAGGTTTGACAATTCGTTGTTGGTATTATCACCGTTAATGTGGTCTAATTCCATCGGAGCTTTTTCACCCTGCCATTCAGTGATACCACAACAAGAACATTTATGTTCAAACACACTAGCATCAATTAAATATTGTCTTAATTTGCTGGATTGTATGTTAGACGTTTTTGTAAGATATTCTTTTATATCTTTTCTTCTGTTTGTTAACCTTTTACCAGCTGTCCACGCTTGCCCAGAAAAATGAGAAGTATCTATATTGAAGTATTTTACTGCCTTTTAAAATACTTGATAATTTCCTCCGTACGCAGCCACTTCTAATTTTAATAACGCTTGACGTATTGATATTGATGTTTTAACGGATTCTTTTAGTTCTTCTAATGTGTATTTGTGTAACTTCATAAACTATAACCTAAAATGGTAATGATGATTGGTAGAAAATCGCTTTACTGTATTTATAATTAAATTTGCCTCGCTACGCAATTTGGTATCGCGGCGGGATTTAAAATCCCGTGTTATGTCTCCCGGTTCGAATCCGGGGCGAGGCACCAAATTAGAAGTGTTGGGGAAAGTTGCTGCAACAATATAACTCAACACATCGGGGATGGAATGAATTGCAATTCTGAACATCCTTAACTTGCTAGAGGTCAGGCGGCGAATCGTGTACGAGCCTGAATGGTGCAGCGTGGAGTTGTAACCAACGAATGATTACTTAGGTTGGTGGTAGGTTAAAAATAAATGACTTGTTGGTATAATGGTATTATGGGAAGCTGCAACCTTCCAGACGCGTGTTCGATTCACGCACAAGTCTCCAATTATAAATCTTTCTGGGAACCTTCTTCTGAAAGATTTAAATCACTATGCAGATATAAATTTTCATATTGTTTTTTACTAAATTTAAGGATTGAAGATGTTTTAATTACCCAATGATTTTCAATATCATCGTGTACATTTTCTTCAATCCATTTATCGCCATCTTCTTTTGTAATCAAATCGGTTTGCATGAAGATATATTTCTGGTCTGGTGTAAAGAATGCGTGTTGTTTAGATTTAATCACTTCTGGCATGTGAATAACTGAATACATATTAATTCTCCTAAAACCATATTTATAACTGAATACATATTAATTCTCCTAAAACCATATTTATAAAAAGAATCTATTGCCCTGTAGCATAATTGGAATAATGTCCAACGCTTTGAACGTTGTTGATATCGGTTCGAGTCCGATCAGGGTTGCCAAACTATAGCAAGGTTCGGGACGGTTTCATGAGCCGTTTTGGGTAGCGCACCCCCCGAAGGTTAATAGCCTTCCCTTGCGACCAATACTATGTGGGATGATACACGGTTTTATCGCCGTGCCCACTCCAAACATGTAGACGCTACCACGGTAATGCATTCTGTGGAAAGCGAAGCGGGTGGAATCCCCGCTGCCAAATTTAAATGAGGAAAATGTTATGAAAGTTGAACAGGATTTAGATGGGTTTTGGACAGTATATAGTAGTATGTTTGATTATATGGCGTATGGAAATACACAAGAAGAAGCATTGGAAAATTTTGAAAAAGGATTACATGCTACTATCATAGAAAGGGAAAAGGCGGGGCTGTATCCTGTTTCTAATATGGATCAATATCTATAACATAAATACATAATCATATTGAGGAATTGGTTATGTTATTGAATGAAATCGCAAAAGTTATAAATTTTCCAACTAAAAAGAAGAAAAAGAAATCAGAAGACATAAAAATACCAGACACGATTGGTGCACCTGCATCAGATTCTGTCAGTAATAAGCGACGTGCAAAATTATCCCCATCTGATCAGCTTAGAGATGTTGCACGTCAATTAAGAAATAAAATAAATGCTCCGGACGACTAATTGGCGGGTCACCAGACTTTCAATCTGGCGGTGGTAAAACACTAAGTGGGTTCGAATCCCATTCGGAGCACCAAACAATAGCGCTGTGGAGAAGTCTGGTCTATCTCATATGGCTCATAACCATAAGGTCGCAGTGTTCGAATCCTGCCAGCGCTACAGAATATAAAAATAATAGCGGGGTATACAAGTGGTCAAAGTGCTGAGTCTCATAAGCTCAGACCGAAAGGTTTCGCTGGTTCGAATCCAGTCTCCCGCCTCCAGTAATGGTAACAGGTCTACGGCGACCAACAATCTTTCATACGGAATGTTAGCTGAGTTCGAATCTCAGTGTTACCACCAAATAGTATATCACAGTGTAGTTGGTCGTACGCCTTGGTTTGGACAAGGAAGCACGGGTTCGATCCCCCGTTGGTATGCAAGATAAAGCAAACCCGTTGGCAGACGGTTCAAACTTTATCGGAAACCATCACACATAATGTGTACTTGTTGCCTGCCAGCTTCATTCTATGTTTTGTATGTGGTGTAACTTATTATGGTAGTATTAGCTTAATGTAAAGCCCCTCCCTGTGAAGGAGGAAAATATCGGTTCGTTCCCGATATACTACCCCGCGTGAAACTATTGTTCCTCTTTGATAAATACGTCAAAGAGGAACAATTATGATAAAGAAATATCATTACATTTATAAGACTACCAATATTTTGAACAACAAATTTTATATTGGTATGCATTCAACCGATAATTTAGATGATGGTTATATTGGTTCGGGTACATTATTGCGGCGTTCAATAAAGAAATACGGAAGAGATAAGCATAAAAAGGAAATATTGGAATATTTGGATAGTAGGGAATCACTCCACATACGCGAAAAGGAGATAGTCAATGAAAAATTATTGAATGATGTATTAAGTATGAACCTTGCTGTTGGTGGTCAGGGTGAAGGTAGTTGGCAAAAAATAAATCAAAATAGTGAATTACAACGCCAGAAAAATAAAAAGGGGCAAATTAAACAAGAGTGGTTACGCAAAAACGACCCTGAATGGGTAAAGCACAAGTCGGAGAAAATTAGTGCTGGCAATAAACTAGCCTTTTTAGAGGGAAGAAAAGTTAACACATTACCAGATTGGACAGGCAAAAAACATACAGAAGAGTCAAAACGAAAAATGTCTGCATCTCAAAAAGGAAAACATGTTGGTGAAAAGAATTCACAATATGGCACTAAATGGTCGTGGATTCACAAAGATGGAATCGTTAGAAAAGTTAAATACGAAGATAGAGAATCATACTTAGAAAATGGTTGGAAAAATGGCATAAAAGAAAAATGTGATATAATCAATACTTGTAAAAAATGTAATATTGAATTTAATGCTAAGAAAAAAACCACAAAATATTGCTCTTTGGCATGTAGAAATGCCGCAAACTCTAATGAAATAGTGGATAATTTTGAAAAGCTTGAGGAAGAATATATAGAACATGGTACTTTATGTAAGGCATTTAAAATCTGCGGAATAACTAGATCTAAATCAAGATATGATATATTTTATAAATTATTAAATAGTAAAATTTGATTGGTATGTCAATATTTTTCAAGTGTAAATACATGTAACTATTACAGAATTTACGAGATTAATATGAAATACGAAAAGCATATATCAAAACTTCGTCATCTTATGGTGAAGATTCAGGGAACAGATTTACAACAAGTACTGTTACGCGCAGCAGCAAAAAGATCAGAAGAAATTGCTGATAAATTGTACACATCTGATGAAATCTTTGCAGAAGTCAAACCTAAAATTTTAAAAAACACTAATAAACTATCATGGAATGAAAGTTTTGAATTGGTTTCAGATGCTGAAAGTTTGGCAATACTTAAACAGGAACTAATAGAAGATAACGTAGAAAGTTTCCAGTGGGAAGAAACATTATCTTCATTGTTGGAAGGGTTAACACCAACCCAACAAACAATCCTCGCGCCATTGTTAAGAAACCAACATTCATATATTCAATCAGAAAGGGCGATGATGCCGAACCGCACCCTTGCCTCACAACATAGTTTAATGCCTGAAAGTGTATATCTTGGCATAACCAGAAGAATATTTGCAGGAAATTTTGAAGCATCACAAGGTCTTAAAGCATTTCATGGATTAAATATTGAATTAGAAATGATACAAGCGTTTGCATCTGAGATACAGACTAAAATATCATACGAGATAATTAGTGATCTTAAGGCACTTGCCAACAAACAAAATATAGATACAGTAAAATGTAAATCAAATGCCACAATGGAACAAAATGCAAAGAGTATAGGCATCCATATCAACATGGCAGCAAATAATATAGCATGTACCACCCGTCGTGGGGCTGGTAACTGGATTGTTGTTTCACCAACAATGCTTTCGGTATTGCAAGAGTCTAATAGTTATAAACAATCAGACGCAGAAGAATTTGGATTGTTTGGTGAGTTGATGGAAGTGGGAACGTTAAATAAGATAATCAAAGTCTTTTCGGCACCACACTTTGCTGATGATGAAATATTAGTAGGTTATAAAGGTGGTAATGGTGAAATTGATACTGGATACATCTATTGTCCATATGTGGCACTGATGACAGATGGCTTGGCTATGCATCCAATGACATATGAACAATCAATGCGTTTTATGACAAGATATGGTAAATTTATTACAGAAAAAGCGGAAGCGTATTACCGTAATATTAAAGTAGGAAGTGATTTACTTATTACCAAAAAAGAATAATTGGAACTCTGGCAGTGATGGTTCATGCGCCCGGTTGAAGCCCGGTATATCACGGTTCGATCCCGTGGGGTTCCACCATTTTTAACCCAATTGATATAAATACCTTCAAAATGGAGGATATTATGTGGTTAGGTGAATTTGTAAAAAATAATCCGTTTAAAACGGTAACAGGTATATTAGCTATAATTTCAGCATTAAGTACTGGTGTATATCAATTATATTCAACAGGTAATGAAATATTGGACAATTATGCCACGAAAGAAGATGTATTTAATTCCAAGCGTTCTACGTCATTAGAAATTTTAGATGTATCTATCATGAATTATGAAGATAATTTGATGATTTTAGACTTTAAGATTGAAGATGGTGTTGCAACCAACACAGATAAAGCAGATAAAAGAAATATTGTGCGTAGGTTACAAGATTTAAAACAAAAGCGCACTTTATTGGAGAATAAAAAATATGGTGAACATAATTAAAAGATTTGTTATTATTTTGATAGTATGTTTCATATTGGCACCATTATCCGCTATTGGTTCTGATAGTAAGATCGATGCCTTTTATACAGAAGCGTATGAAGTGTATGAAGGCGAACTGGAATATAGAATACAAGAAATTGAAGATCGTGAAAAGGAAAGAAAACTTTCTGATTATGATAAAAGGTATAAAAGATATCTTCAACAACGTCTTCAAAAGATAAATAGTCGAGATTATCAGCGCGAACAACAAAGATACGACTATTAGCCGTATATCAAATTAGGAAGATAACCGCTCACACCACGCATATTGCAAGCGGAAATGTCATGTTGTTTTCCTTTCTAAACAATGCCCTTGTATACCCTCACGCTACGAACGTGTTGAAAGGTTAACTGGACACATGCAGGTTCGAACCCTGCCAAGGGTGCCAAATAACTGTCTGGACAAAACTGTAGGTTTGGATTTGTGAAAACTATAAATACATTATATGAATTACAATAACCACTATAACAAATTAATAACTCGTGCGAAATCACAAAATAGGAAAAAGGGTTATGGTGTGTATTATGAACAGCACCACATATTACCTGAATGTATGGGTGGTACAAACAACCAAAATAATTTGGTGCTTCTTACATCAAGGGAACACTTTATAGCTCATATACTTCTTATAAAAATGCACCCAAACCAACATGGTCTTATATATGCAGTTAATAAAATGTGTAGGTTTAACAAACATCAACGCAGATCAAAAAATAGAATGTATGGTTGGTTGAAGGAGAAATTTTCAAGAGAAGTTTCCCATAGGCAATCGGGAAATAATAATTCCCAATATGGAACGTGCTGGATATTTAATGAAGAATTAGAAATATCCAAGAAAGTGGTGAAGCGTGAACTTGAAGAATATCTGATTGATGGATGGCAATCTGGTAGGGTTGTAGACTTTTTGAAATATAAAGAAAATATTTTAAAAAAGATAAGATTGAAAAAGATAAAATGATTAAAAAAACTCTTAAACGTGAGTATTATATTGGGCTTTATAATGATTTTATGAAAAGTGATTGTACGTCAATTCGTGAATTTCAGCGCAATAACGACCTAAAAATACAAAGTTTGATAGATAATTGGAGAAAATATATTAAAGATTTTTCACCAAGAAGAAGTATAGAATATAAAAAAACATTGGAGCCATAGCATAACTGGTAGTGCACTTCCCTGTCACGGAAGAGGGTGCGAGTTCGAACCTCGTTGGTTTCGCCAAATTATAATGTATCATATAGTATACATTTTACCCCCTTAATGTATACTATATGATACATTGCAAATAGCTTGATCGTGAATGCTAACACATACAACTTAGACCTGTGATTATAGAATAGTTAAAAGCATTCATAGAACTATTTATCATACCCTCGTAACCCAATTGGCAGAGGTGGCTGGTTTAGACCCAGTTTATGTGTCGGTTCGACTCCGACCGAGGGTACCAATAGTAAAGTGGCGGAACTGGTATACGCTACAGCACGCCAAGTGTCTGTTTGTCAGATGATGTAATCTGGCTGCTAATAAGTGGGAAATCCATTGCAGGTTCGAGTCCTGTCTTTGCGCCAAATAAAGTGTTGCTTTAATGTTATAGTTATGTTATAATCACATTTCAATTAACTTTTAAAGAGTAAGAAATTATGGAATTTGCATTAGGAATGTTCGCAGGCTTGATCTTGTGGCCGTGGTGGGGATTGGGTATTTTCATATTATTGTGTATTGTCGATTCCGTTTTGGTCGAAAATGAAAATGCTTCATTTGGTACTGGCATGATGGTTGTAGGTACCGCAATGCTTGTTTGGTTGGCTGGTGATATGAACCCATTTGTCCTTGCATGGGACAATTTTGGTAATATACTTAAGTTTTTCGTTGTATATTTTGCTGTTGGTGGATTATGGTCAATTGCCAAATGGTATCTTTATCTTATTGGCGTGCGTGATGATATGCGCCAACGTGGTGAAAAGAAACGTCCATGTAGAACATATGCAAGAAACAATCAGGCAAGAATATACGCATGGATTGGTCATTGGCCGTTCAGTATGATTGGTTCTTTGTTTGGTGACTTCTTAGGTCGTATTGTTAAAATGATTTATCGTTCTTTGACAAACTTATATGACAGAATGGCGAATAACATATTTAAAGATTTTGAATCTGAATAATATATAAGTAGTACAATGTTAAAAATAAATGCCACTGACTTTGTTAGTGACATTTTTAATGCGGGTTTGGTGTTTAATGGTAGCATGGGAGTTTTCCAAACTTTTGGTATGGGTTCGAATCCCGTAACCCGCTCAAAAAGACTTGACAAATAGGTTATGATGTGTTATAGTTGTACGCATATTCTCCGTGTAGCTCAGTTGATAGAGCGCTGCCGCTGAAGTTTCGAAACTTGGCAGAGGTCGTGTAGGAAGGTAAAGGCTTATTATTGTGTGGTGATATCCACATAACCGGTGCTAATACTAACCGATGGTTTGAGTCCCGCCACGGAGACTGAGGACGTTTTATTAATACTTCAAAGAGGAATAAATATGCCAAGAAAGCAAAAGAAATACCATTACATTTATAAAACTACCAATATATTAAATTATAAGTTTTATATTGGAATGCATTCAACTGATGACTTAGATGATGGGTATGTTGGTTCTGGTAAAAGACTTTGATATTCAATAAACAAACATGGAAAAGAAAATCACAAGACTGAAATATTAGAATATCTTCCAGATAGGGAATCACTCAGGAATAGAGAAGAAGAAATAGTCAATGATGAATTGTTAAATGAAGAGTTGTGTATGAATTTAATTGTTGGTGGTAATGAACATTGTGAGCAATTTAATACTCCAGAAGGCATTGAACGCCGCAGGGATTCAATTAATAAATGGATGAAATCAAAACAACAAGGCTGGCACAAAAAATATCATAACGACGAAGAATTTAGGAATAATTGGAAATTGCATTTAAACAAAATGTTAGAGAAACGATTGGCAATGCCACGTTCCACATTTCAGACTTTTCTTGGAAAGCATCATACACAAGAAACAAAAGATAAGATGTCTAAAGCAAAAAAGGGCATAGATAAGTATTGCGGTAAAAATCATTCACAATATGGTACTTGTTGGATTTATTCGCTACAACAGGTGAAAAGCATCAAGATTAAAAATAACCAATTGAATGAATATATTAATAATGGTTGGATTAAAGGCAGAAAGATGAAATTTTAATATTTTGTTGACAAATGGGTTACGTTGTGTTATAGTTTATCTTAACAAAGAGTGCTTACGGTGTGTGGCTGAAGCCACTGCAACGTGTAGGAAGGTAGTAATAGGGCAGACGTGTCTTATCATTTATTATCATGCAGCCTTGCTTGTGAGTTGATTGCCCCACAAGGGAAAACATTAACCGCACACCGCAAGCACTCTTATTTTAACTTAGGAAAATATTATGAAATTCACATAGAACGAAAAGCTTGGTTTAAAAGAAGATCCTTATCTGACCCGTTGGGTTATTGATTTAGGATTCATATCATTTAGGTTACATCATTGGAAACACTCTGATGATTTGCGCCATCCACATGACCATCCTTGGTCGTTCATCACATTTATCCTTTGGGGTAAATATGAAGATGTTTCACCAGCAGGAAACGACATCTGTTCTACTGGTAGTATAAAATTTAGAAAAGCGGAACACCAACATAGTGTCAAGGTATTGACTAAACATTGTTGGACGTTACTCATCACTGGTCCAGAACGAAGACTTTGGGGTTTTTGGGTAAACGGTAAGTTTCGCAAACGCAATAAATACTTTTACGAATATGGACATCATCTTCCAGATGGTACCAGTAAACGAAGAGATTAATATGAAAATATATCACAATTATGATTCACGCTCGTATATTTTACGAGGAGAATCAAAATGTCCAGAACATACAGAAGAAAGAATGCGCACGAAGAATATAGTTGCACTTACGAAGACGATTTAGTATCTTTAGAAGGCGGTGGCTATGATTGGCATCGCCGTTTTTTGAAAGGCAAAGAACTTAAACAAGCATTAGCAGATTACCATTCCGATACTTCGCAGTGGAACTGGAACGTTCCTAAAGATTTTATACGTGCTAAAAACGTAGAAGTTCGTAGAAAAAATAAAGCTATCTTTGATCGTTCCATTCGCGACGATAATGACGAACCCGTGTTCATCCCTTATATTCACAATGCTGCATATGATTATTGGTAAAAATTGTTTGACATATAATTGTCTATTTGCTAAAGTATCGTCTAAATTAAACAAAGGAAAAAGAAATGCCCAAAAGTAAAAAAGTTACAAAAGTGGATGGACATACAGTCCGTTCTAAGAATCCAATGAGGCTTCGTATTGGAACACGTAAAACTGGTAAATCGGCAGTACAGATGTCAACGCCAGAATTGCAAGCAGTGCTAGAAGAAAACGATAAACGAAAGGGCTGTGCAATGCAAACAGAATTAGATAAACCCTAGTCTATTATATTCGGGTCGCTGCCAATAGATGAATGGTTACCGTTATACAGAATCCTGGCTACTGAAGTGATAATCTTGCCCCGCTACGCAAATTGGCAAAGCGGCTTCATTCAAAATGAAGTGATGTTGTTTCTCGGTTCGACTCCGAGGTGGGGCACCAATCATCATAAATAGAATCATGGATATTATATTAGTCAATGATTTTATTAGTGATTTAAGGGTTGAATCTGTTAAGCTTCATCTTCAATTATCGTCACCATCAGACATTTCCCAAAGTAACGATGTTTTGGGAATGCTTATTGATGGGGAATTGGATCCATCGTATACTATGACCGTTATCCGCGATGCTATGGTAGAACTGCGCGAAGTGAAAGATTTAAAAGGACTACATAAAATCTATGATTTGTGGAATAAAACACGAATTAAGATACAATACGATGGTTATGGTTTTGCGCGTGAAGGCGCAAAACGCCGTGGACAGGCATATGCATATATTTTCATGATTCGGGTTTTAAAACAGCGCCACAAAAGGCTATACAATTTCATGAAAATAGAACATTAGATTATAAATAGTTACATGCGAGTATAGTACAACGGTAGTACATGGCGTTGCCAACGCTAAGATGAGGGTCCGATTCCCTTTACTCGCTCCACGGAGAGTTGACAGAGCTGGCTTATTGTGGCACTTTGCTAAAGTGTTGGGGAGCGAAAGCTTCCCCATGGGTTCGAATCCCATACTCTCCTCCAAAATAATACCCCTATCAGCGGCTGGCTTCGAGGTTTCGACCCTTGATTGAAACGTTCAACTCGTTTTGGGGGTGCCAATTAACTTTTGGTATAAATACAATAAAACAATGGAGATTATAAATGTTATTAGAACAAATTAAAAACATTGAAGAAAAAGATGAAGAATTTGAAAGTGAGTATAATAACTTAGTAGAAAGTATTTCGGTGCTTTTAGAAGATCTTGGAATGTCCACCTCCGGTGGTAGAATGAAACCACCAGGGATGGTAGATGATAAAATACGTAGGCAGGGTATGCCAGATGATGATAAAGAACTCGAAAATGCATTAAATGACATCGTAAAGCAATTACAAGCAGCAAAAAAAGCAATGGGGATGTTGAATAAAATGGCAGATAGCCCTTTCAGAACTAAACATCGTTCACGTGTTATGAGTAATTTAAATAGAATACGTGGATCATATCAAAGAATTATGAAAATGGTGCCAGATACTTCTGATCGTGGAAATTATGATGATGTGCATAGTCATCCATCAGATGTATAAATAATAAGTAATAATTAATAAGGAACTAAAAATGAAATTAGAAGATATACTTAAAGAAGCACCAAACATGCCGGAAATGATTGGTATGCCATCTGACATGGAACACCGTGTACATATGCGTGATGCATTATCAGACATGGGTGCACAAGAACTTCAGAAGATTGCTGATGATCCACAGGCTTATTATCAGGGTGAAGTATCACCAGAACAAGCACAAGAAATTACACGTGTAATTAATGGTGTCGATCAGAAAACATTTGATTTAATGGCACAAAGTCAATACATTATTCAAAACCTTGAGCAGAATGTTCAAGATAGTGGTGAATTTGGTACTGAATCACGAATTGATTTAGAGACATTAATGATGGTTCTTGACCGCGCTAAAGCAAAAATGGGTTAAATAATTTGGAAGTCAGTATATTATACTGATAAGTATTATTAAACTATAGGAGAATATATGTTTAATAATACATCTACTACCAGAGGTCAAGGTGATATAGGATTGACCTTTGCTATATATAAATTGTCTGAGATGGGATATACCGTATCTTTGCCAATAACAGATAACAATATATACGATTTGATTGTTGATATTGCTGGTAAATTAAAATCAGTTCAAGTAAAAACATCTTCGGTAATTAGAGATTCTGGAAATTATGAAGTACAATTGCGCCGTATTCGCACAAATACATCACAAACAAAAATACACAAGTTCGATAATACCGAAGTAGATATTTTGTTTGTAGTTTTGGAAAATGGTGAAAGTTATATGATACCATCTATAGAACTTACAGTAAAAAATACATTAACAATTTGTGAAAAGTATAAAAAATATAAAATGGAGAGGTAAGTCAAAAGATTCTGGGTAATGACAGCACTCTTGAAAAGTGATTATGTATAGTGATATATGTGTCAGGGTTCGAATCCCTGTCTCTCCTCCAATTGTAGCTAAGTCATAGACTTCCTTCTATAATTTTCACTTGATATGAAAATTAGCTTAATCGCTAATTAAAATAGTCCTGACAATTCCTACAATTTTTAATTTGACAATATTGTCCAACCCTGTTAGAATGTTAATTTTGGCAGGGTTTTCTTATGGATGTTGTATTTAATTTACCAGACTTCATCGAAAGTGAAGTTCCACCAGTAACTATAAAGGTGTTGAAATCGCGACCAAAAAAAGATGATTTTGAGTTAGTCCCTTGGAGTCACATTACAATGCAGATTGTTAAAGATCCAGTCTGTCCTGATGTTATATTTGAAATAACAAAAACTGAAATCGAACCTATATCTCATAAACTTAAAGATGGTTATTATCTTAAAGATGGGTTCCCTGTAAAGATTGAAGAAACTGGTTCACGGGAGTTAAATTTAGGTGAAGATAGTTAGTGTATGTCCAAAAGAATTACGAAAAGGCGATGTTAAAGATTACCACAAAGCAGTTGCCGTAATGATATTAGCTTATCGTAAAGGCAACTATACAGATATAACAAACGAAAAATTATAAAATTGGTGGGTTGACAGAGAGGCTTATTGTGCTTCGTTGGAAACGAAGTGTGTAGTGTAAAAGCACTGCACCATGGGTTCAAATCCCATACCCACCTCCAAATTGTAGCTAAGTTATAGACTTCCTTCTAAAACTTTGTAAAACTGGGAATGCAGCGTTCGACTCCTGCCATCCCCACCGATAAGATTATTGGGGGTGTAGCCAAATGGTAAGGCACCAGTCCGTGATAGTCCTGACAATTCCTACAATTTTTGCCCCGCTACGCAAATTGGTAAAGCGGCAGTGCTAAGAACGCTGTGATAGTCTCCCGGTTCGACTCCGGGGTGGGGCACCAATTTGATTGACTTTTTGTTATAAATGGCGTATAATGCCATATGTCTTATAATATCCCACAATTTGATAAATTATTGTCACGAAATGATTTCCGCGAAGCAGTTTTCGAGCGCGATAATCAATTGGGTTAAAAATTTCTGGTCAAACTTTAATTTTGAAATTCCAAAAGACTGGCGTGTTTGTGGTGAAAATGTGTTTGCCGAACATTCTATCAAATACAATGAACTGGATTCTTACTTCTATGGATTTTCTATCTGGAATGATAAGAATGAATGTTTGTCTTGGGATGATACATTGGAATGGTTTAGTATTCTTCACCCCGATATGAAGACTGTACCAGTTCTATATGACGGAATATTTGATGTTGATATTATCCAAGATTTGTGGGATGATTCAATGTACGATGAACACGAAGGCTATGTACTTCGTTTGGCTGATAGTTTTCCAATGAGTAATTTTAGAACTTCCGCTGGAAAATTTGTCAGAAAGAATCATGTCAATACAGTCAAGCATTGGATGCATGGAAGACGAATGGTGGTTAACAAATTAAAATAGACCGTTGGTATAATGGTATTGCAGGGTTCTCCAAAAGCTCTGATGGGGGTTCGATTCCCTCACGGTCTGCCAAATAAAATGCCCCTATAGTGTAACGGTAGCACCCGAAGTTTATACCTTCGTTTCCAGCAGATTACTGGGTAGTACAGGTTCGAATCCTGTTAGGGGTACCAAGAAAATGAAAAATAACATATTACAATACAAGTACATACTCAACAGTTGTATTCCAAAAAAGCGGAGTATGGTATTGTGTTATGCACGATCCATCTGAAGAATTAAAGCCGTCTGGCAGAAGTTCTTAAAATGATGTACGCAAAGACTTATTAGTAAGTATAAATTTATAATTCATAAATATTACCATGAATTATAAAAAACAATACGAATTGTTGATATCCACAAGACTTAAATTGCATCAAGAAAGAATCTACAATAAAAAACAAGGCGCATATTACGAAAAACACCACATTCTTCCCAAATGTATTGGTGGTGATAATAGCCCAACCAATTTATTATTACTAACTTCTCGTGAACATTTTATTGCACATTTGTTGTTGTGGAAAATACATGGTGGTAAATTATTCTATGCTATTTGGCTAATGATGCAACGCAACACCTCCTGTTGTAAAGATGTAACGATAACCAGTAGAAGATTTGCATATCTCCGCGAGGAACAAAAAAGATTGAATCGTAAAACTGGTAAAGATCATTGGAATTATGGAAAGCATCATACTATTAAATCTAAGCAAAAAATGCGTGAAGCTAAACTTGGAAAACCCAGTTCAAGAAAAGGCATAAGGTTAACAGAAAAAACGAAGGAAAAAATAAGAATAGCAAATGTAAATAAGAAGTTATCTGCTGCTCATAAGCAAAATATTTCAAATGCACTCAGGGTAAGTAAGCATCCAATGATGACAAATACGCAGCCATTTCAACATATGAAAGTAAAATCAAATAAAAATCTCCAAATGAAATGGATGAATGCCATGGAAATATACGATGTGTGGATAAATAACAATAAGCCAGGATATGTTAATATGCAAAAAATAACTAAAATATCTTCACTCAGAGCCATGATAAAGTGGTTTGATAAGTGGGGCAATCCTTCAAAAAATGATACGTGGATAGACTGGCGCAAAAATCACACACAATAAGGAGAAAAAATGAAATGAAAAGGAAAGCATTAATTTGTGGTATAAATTATCCAGGAACATCATACCCACTTAAAGGTTGTGTTAATGATGTAAATCTTATTGCAGATATGTTAACAAATAATTTTGGATTTACTGATGCAAAAAATCGTAGGATGTTGACTGACGCTTCTGCAACAGCCGCTGCCATAAGAGAAAGACTTGAATGGTTGGTGGCAGATGCACAACCTGGTGATATTCTTTGGTTTTCTTATTCTGGTCATGGTTCACAATTAATAAATCAAAAATATGATGATGCTGACTTTGAACCAGACAATAAAGATGAGATAATTTGTCCAATTGATTTGAATTGGCGAGATAAAATTATTCGCGATGATGAACTAAAAAGAATTTTTGACAAGGTCCCCAATGGCGTTAATCTTACAGTTTTGTTGGATTGTTGTAATTCTGGATCTGGTCTTGATCAACTTAACCAATATCAATCACTAGGACTGGGCGAAACCCGCGCATTAAAACAACCGAATTCAATAGTAGAAGGTTCGCGATGGTTGCCTATGCCAGATGATATTGCTAATCGTGGTAGAGGATTAGATTTGTCAATCCGTCCACGTTCAGTACAATCAAGAAATGTTAATAATACTGGATTGTTGATTAGTGGTTGCCAAGCGCAACAGACCAGTGCCGACGCATGGATTGGCGGAAAATATATGGGGGCTGCTACATATCATCTTGTTGACGCGCTTAAAAATTCTAACTATGATATGAGTTATAAAGATTTAATTGATACTATGAATAAATCTATGGTAACAAAAGGATTTTCACAACGACCACAACTCGATGGTTCTGCTGATTTATTCCAAGCAAAATTCCTTGAACCGCTTCTTATTGGTACTGGATTGGAAGAACCAGTTACGGCACCAGTTGTAGTACCACCTGATGTTGAACTTACTTCTGAAGTTAAAGAACCAGAACCTAAAAAGAATTGGATGAAGATAGCAGCCATCACAGCAGGTTCAATAGCTATTGGTGTAGTCATATTCCTTTCTTTATAAGAAATAATTGGTGTATGGGGTAATGGTAGCCCACGATCTTCTGACGTTCGTAACCTTGGTTCGATTCCAAGTACACCAGCTAATTCATATATACACATATGGATATGGTTATTGTTGGTTGGATTGGTTCGATTCTTCTGGCATTTTCTGCGCTTCCCCAAGCGATAAAATGTCATCGTGAAGGTCATGCCCATGGATTGTCCATACTTTTTATAGCCATGTGGTTCTTTGGTGAAGTGTTTACTTTGATGTACATTTTTCCAGAAGCACAGTATCCCCTCATCGCAAACTATACCGCCAACATAATTATAATCAGTGTTATCATTTGGTATAAGTTTTTTCCTACTAAAACCCCCTAATTTTACCCCTTTTACAGCTTTTGATGAACTTTTGATATCAGGTTGACATATCGTATTAGTTATGTTAATATACTTAAACCATGGCAATATATGTGCCTTTTTGTTGTGTACTTATAAATATCTTAATGGTAACTATATAGGAACATTATGAAAAGCACAAAATATAAAAAGGGTTATAAAACCGAAGGTGGATTGGAAGTAATATGCCCCATTTACACAAATAATAAAATAACACACTTTCACATATGAAATTTTATGGCATGAGTTCTAAACAAGCCATGGCAAAATGTGCAGGCGGTGTTGCAGAATATCGTGCAAGCGAAGGAAAAGAAGTATTGGTACCATATCGTGGCAATGTTAGTGACACCATACGCGAAGTTTTGGGTGGTATCAGAAGCGCCTGCACCTACACTGGTAGTAAGACGTTAAAAGAATTGCCAAAACGTACTACGTTTGTTAAAGTTCATCGCACACATAATACTGTTTTCGGTGACAAATGAAGTTAGTAAAGCAAAAACGAGATGCTTGTGTACCAACATCAATTTTTATGTTGAATGACAATAAAGATTTTCGTAAGATAAAGAATATGTGCAAGAAAAGATTTGGTTACAGCCATTCAAGAGGAAATGGATGTTTCACAAAAGAAGATGCTATGTTGACATTGTTGAACCAATTGGGAATGCAAGCATCTTCTATTGACGAAGGTATTACCTATAGAACTTTTTGTGAATTGTCTGGGTATTCACGTGGGTTAATTATGATACAACATAAGGAAAGTAGTGTAGGACACTGTGTTGCATGGAATGGCTATAAGGCATTCGATCCTATATTGGATAATCCAATATCCGATGCTCACGTATTTAAGATTTATGGGGATGATATTATATGTTCTTTTTATAAAGTAAAGACATCATTGTGTATAAGATTGATGAACATTATAAGAAAACCATTTTTTGAATTGAGGTATAATTGTGCAAAAATTATTGGATGATACAGAACTTACATTTGGTAAGTATAAAGGTGAAACTCCAAATGAGATAGCGGAAGAAGATCCACAATATTTAATGTGGATGTATGATACGTTAAACACTAAATTTTGTACTAAAAAGCTTCGTGATCAATGCGAAGATTGTTCCCTTGAAAGTTGGGAAGCCGACAAAGAGGCGGATGAATTTCATGGATTTGATGGATTTGATGGTTTGAGTTAAATATGGGTAGTTGGAATCATACATGTGCGGTAACGTATTTGCCAATTGTTGTAGGCGAAGAAGTCGAAGTTATTATGCTTCAGGATGTTAATACTATTGCAGGTTCATCACTATGCTATCCGTATGCATATCATGTACCATTGCCAGTAATATTTCATGGAAATTATAATGACTATGGTGCAGTGGAAGATTGTGAAGGCATTGCATTGGATATAGTTGTTGGGAGTATTCGTGATAAGCTTTATGAAATGGAAGTAGGTGAAAATGAATATCATGATATTGCCGTAAAGAAGGAAGGCTTTGATGTTAACGCTATGTTTGAAGCAGATCACGAAGACCGATTGAATATTGTGAATATTTACCGTGGATACGAAAACGAAAAAGATAAAACAAGACTAAAGCATATCGTAGTAAAAAAGAAAGTTTACGATACAGTTATTTCTGAAATGACAATTTATAATTGGGATGGTGAAGCAGGCAAATCGTCCGAAGTAGGTATGGATTTTTTATTAGATGGAAAAGAAAAAATAACTTCCGATATTGATAGAATTATTTCGTTGGATGATGATTCTTTTGAAAAATTATCTTGGATGATGAGAGATTCTATAGGTAGAGATACTTTAGCAGGACAATTTTTACAGCCATCTGGCGAGTACCGTGGCAGCGACAATCCAATACGAATTATGGAAGTGTTGATGGAACTTAGGGAAAACAAAGATGAAAAGTACGACGGTGTTTTAGAAAATGCGTTACGGTTTGGTATGTTCAGACATTTTATGATGAAATCAAGAAGATCTTGGGTAATACCGTCGGGTCTTGGTCCACAAGATGAAGATACATTTGCACAACGATTGTGTGCAAAATTAACTTTAGAATCTGCCGAAATTATTGATAAGAGGTGGGACGAATACGAGGATTGATACAATGTGGCACACTGGTTACGGTTATATTAAATATGATCCATATCGTGGCAGTATGAAAAAGCGTACAAGCTGGTGGGCAGTTGTAGAAATTGACTGTGAGATTACGCGCTACTTCCGATGGTGGGTTAAGAAAGAATTTTGGATAGATTTAAAGCAACCTTCTTGGGATGCACACATCTCTATTATTCGTGGTGAAAGACCTCCAGAAGATTTGCAACACCTTTGGAAGAAGTATGATGGTCAAAGGGTTGAATTTAAATATAAGCATCACGTAAGACAATCTGGTGATACTACTGGTAGTGATCGTCCAGACTACTACTGGTTTGTTGAAGTTGACTGTCCATTGTTGAAACAGATTCGTGATGAGTTTGGTTTTCCATCTGATTGGAAGCAGCATATAACAATCGGTAGAACATATTGATATTATGATACAAAATATGAAAAGAAAGATCTTGATTTAGTTTATTGGTTGTATTACAATAAATTATGCGATGGTGACGGTACATTAATCCTACTAATGTATTCGTGACGCATAAGAAGTCGTAGGACACATAGGTGAGGGGGGAACCCGTAGAACCGATAATCGTGGGCGTTGTTTCCTGATGCAACTGAAAATAGAAAGGTCATATTGGGGTGGTTAGAGATCGGTAGGCTGTGCCCAATTAAACAGCCAACCATTTAATTGTTATGAATAGATATCCTAAAAGTCGGTGAAGAAGTTGAAATTATTATTCCTATGGCACCAAGCCTAAAAGGTGATAATATTGGGGTTGTCATAAAGCGCGATGGTGAATACATTTATATTAAATTGAATAAATCGGGTGTAGTTGTTGAAAACTATCCCTGTGAACTGAACAGTACGGAATTAAGTTGACAAATTTTCGTGGAGGAACAAGCCTGCTGTGCTTGGTAAAGCCCCTTTAAGGCATAGGATGAAACCAGTACAAACTGATTAGGCTGGCGGAGGTCTACGACCTATGAAGCGGAAAGAAGTTATAAGTAATCAGTTGCTTATAACTTGAACTTAGTTCTTAATAAACAAATGGGGTGTAGCCAAGAGGTCTAAGGCAACGGATTTTGATTCCGTCATTCGGTGGTTCGAATCCACCCTCCCCAGCAAGGATTTGTACTTTAATGTATGTCACATAAATACAGGTACCAACAGTGCGGAATAATTTATGTGTAAAATTGATTGGAATGATAAAGAAAAAATTGAGATGGCAGTAAAAACATCTTATAGTTATGCAGAAACATTGAGATTTCTTGGTATTTCACATAGGGGCGGTAACAATAAAACATTAAAGAAATATATCAAAAAATTTAATATTTCAATAACACATTTCAATCCAAATTATTATAAAATATCCCACATGGGGGAAGATTCCACTATTCCACTGTATGAAATTTTGGATGGGAAGCATCCACAGTATCAAACTACTAAATTAAAATCCCGACTATTGAAAGAGGGATTAGTTGAAAATATATGCGACGAATGTGGACAGTGTGATACGTGGAATGATAAACCATTGGTTATACAACTTGACCATATTGATGGTAATAGTATGAATCACAAAAAGGATAACTTGCAGATGCTATGCCCAAATTGTCATACACAAACTACTACGTATGCTGGAAGGAAAAACCAAACCAAGGTTAAAAAATATAAGGATAGGGATGATTATATGGCAACAAGAAAGGAAAATTATATCATTTCGCAGCAAAAGTATGTGCATGACGTATTGACATCTGGTATTAATTTTGATAGTATTGGTTGGGTAGCAAAAGTTGCACAAATTATAAATCAAAAACCACAAAAGGTTGGAAATTGGATGAACACCATGATGCCAGAATTTTATAAAAATTGTTATAAGAGGAAATATATATGCAAGCACCACTTATAATTGAAGATGTTATTTTGGGAACACCTCAGAAGACAGCTAGAGTTGAAGAAAATTTAGCATTCTTCGCACCGAGCTGTTTGAATGACTTGTACAATTGTGGTAATGAAGAATTGCATGAAGCTTTGCAGTTAGAACATGAAACAGTAACATCAATCCAACGCCTGCACGCAGTATTGCCATATGTTGCAATATATTATGATTTAGACAAGACAGATCTGTTGAAGTCTTGGGTTGACAACCATGGAATATACGTATTATGACAATTGAAGAAGAATTTACAAAATGGTTTGATGAACAAATCGAAAATGGCTTGGTTGATTTCAAATTGGATGTCCGTAGTGCGCTTGAAGGTTCAACTAAAGAAGAAGTAATGGCGGAAATCCTTGAATGTGAAAGATTGATTACTGCTGGTGAAGTGGAAGAATTTCTACCAGAACCAGACTTAGAGTGCCATCAAGGTGCACAGTATATTATTGGTTCATGTCTTTTTGGTACCACAGTAGACCAAGAACATCTTGACCATCTTATGAAAATGGAAAAGCTTGGTTACACTAAAGAATACTGCGATTATTAAAACATGGGGCCTCTAGCTAATCAGGTAATAGCACACCGCTCATAACGGTGAGGACGGGGTTCGAGTCCCTGGAGGCCCACCAAATAATTCCCAAATTGGGTACGATAACATAGAGATAATATAGAGGTGCAATATGATTTTGAATTTGGGTGTACAACTTGATGCAGAAGGTTTTTTGGTTAATCGTGATGATTGGTCAAAAGAAATAATGTCTGCCATTGCAGAAGACGTTGGTATTGATTTGACTGATGAAATTGTTGATTATGTTTTTAAGGCACGTGAAATGTTTGAAGCAGACCAAACAGTCCCACCTATTCACACATTTAGTAAAGCAACGGACGGTGATCGTAAAGGTACCCACCTTAATAAAATTTTTAATGGTGCATCGATGAAGAAAATTGCATGTCTTGGTGAATTACCAAAACCAACAGGATGCGTGTAACCTATTGGTAAGCTAAAAGTTTGACATGATATATATTATTGTGGTATAATTATCATGCTAATAATAACAACAATAAGGAGAAAATCCAATGTCAGAAGATCTATTCGCTGATGCTAAAGAAAAAATTAAAGCCAAAATTGAAGCAGCCAAATCGGACGGTACAGACGAAATCGTATGTATTATTGACCGTTCTGGTTCTATGTGGAGCATTAAAGAAGATGCCGCCGGAAGTTTAAATTCGTTTGTCTCTGATCAGGCAGCAGTAGGTGACGCCAATTTAACAATTGTTGAATTTGATAACAACATTGAAACTGTTTGTGATCGAGTAAATATTAACGAAGCAAAAGAATATAAACTTGAACCAGGGGGTTCTACGGCATTATTAGATGCTATCGGTTCCGTTGTTGCAAATAATCTCAAATATAATGCACTAGATGGTAAAACTGTCGTAGTTATTATTACTGACGGTGGTGAAAATGCTAGTCAAGAATGGTCACGCGATGATGTATTTTCGTTGATAGAAGAACGAAAAGCCGATGGTTGGGAATTTTTATTCCTTGCTTCTAATCAAGATGCTATCACCACGGGCATGAAGTATGGTTTTGATATGGATCAAACTGTAAGCTTTGCTAATGATGCTAGAGGTATTCAAGCAGCAAATGCTATGGCTTCTGCATATACAACGACAACCCGTGCTTATTCCAAGGGCGAAGCAATGGCTATTAAGAAACAATATGTAGATATGAATGTGTCAGACCTATCAGATACTGGTGCCGTCGATAATAAATAAGTAGGAGTCTAAAAAGGGGCGAAAGCCCCTTTTTATCCAAATATATATTGTGAAATTTCATTCACCCAAAAATTCAACCTTTCTTCCATCGTCTATAACACAAAAATCGTATTTATCTGGCGGTTCAAAAATTTGGTTTGTATCATAAAATCTTCCTTCCTTAATCCGATCTACCCATATAACAAATGCCTCATCTGCACCAAACGCTACGCGGGTTTCTTTGGTGGGGCATACAAAATCTACAATACACATATTGCCAGATTCAACTACCTTATCCGATAACCACTTCATTGTCTTGGCTTGTTTTATTCTGTCCTCGTGCGAAAACGTTAGGTGTGAATTTATTGAATGACGAACTTCATTCGCATTCCAATAGACAGCAGTGTCGATTATTAATTTGAGTTCATTAGCTAACGTGGTCTTGCCGGAACCCGGTAAGCCCATTATCAAAATTTTTATTTTCATAGCAAAATTAGGTTAAATTTTACCCATTAATCGTGCGTTTAATTTTTGTAGCATCTTACTAATGCCTTTCTTTTTAGTTATTTGTGATTTGCGTTGAATTACTCTTTTTTTAGAACGCATTACTCTTTTGCCAACACGTTTCTTTTTAGGATCCTTTCTTATACCACACGCACCTGGTTTTGAAACTAATCTTCCCTTCTTTGGACCAGACATACAACGATATTTCATCACTCGCTTCTTGCCCGACATTTTCCATTGTCGCACAGCTGCTTCTTCTAGAATGTTATCTTCTTCATCTGCCCATGTAGATTCATAACATTCTGTTTCGTATAAAATATCTTTTACTTTCATTACATCATTCCCGTTCCAGGTCTTTCACCTGTATCGCCTTGAATGCCTTGTGCTTGTTCAGAATTTTTATCCTTTTGTTCAAGCTTCTTCTGCTGCATAGCTGCTTGTTTCTTAAGATTTAAAAGCCTTAATTTTTCAGATTTGTTTGTTGCATCAGGGTCTTTTTGTATTTCTCTTGAAACTTCTATATTTTTCCGCAAATTTTCTTTATCTGCACGTTCAGGATTTTTGTTGTGCATTTGTACAGAACGCATTTGATCTTGTGCGGACATTGTATCATCTACTTCAAATTCAAATAAATAATCTTTAAATGTGCATTCTTTAATAGGTTTTTTCATATCTTCCTCGTCATATGGTTCATCAAATGGATTATCTGAATTTTGTTTAAATGGATTTATGTGATTATTTTTTGTAATCTCAAACTCATCACTATCGTCTTCGTGTCTTGCGCTTCCTTCGTGTCTTGCATATTCAACACCAATTCTTAAAGTTTTTAATGCTTTAGTTCCCACCTTGTCCCTTACTGTATATGTTTTAATATTAGATTTGTCTTTGCTGTTGTTGACAACATTCATTATTCTTTCAACTTGTTCCTCGTGGAGACTAAAGACAACAGTAAGTATTTCCTTAAAGAACCCTATGCTTTGATCATCTTTTACTGCACCGTGATGTTTTTCCTTAGATGCCATGAGTTATTATCCCTGATGGCGCAAATTTTTAAGTATGAGGTTTGTTAATTCTGTGAGAGTGATTTCCTTTTCATCATCATCGTCATCATCAACACTTTCCATAGAAAGCGATGCTTCTCGATCTTGGGCTTTGGAATGTTGATATCTGGCTAATTTTGCTTGTTCTTCAGCAGATTTTTTTAATTCTTTTTGTTCTTTATCTGCCGCTTCCATATCAAACACTTGTTCTTCACGCTTAACACGTGCACTTGCTGCCTGACCAGTATATTCTGCTTCTTTGGCACGTGCTTCTGCTGTTCTCGCTTCGGCATCTGCTAACCTTGCTTCGGCATCTGCCTTCATCACATCAATAACGTCCTGAAGTGCTGATTTGGCATCATCATTGGCTGTCATATCACCCTCAACACCAAGATCTAATTCACCACCTTCCACATCATCAAGTCCCAATTCATCACCCTTACCAGCAGTGTCACCACCTTCAAGATCTAAACCATCACCTTTAGGATTACCACCAGCAGCACCAGCATCTCCAACTACTACTTGTTCTTCTTCCTCATCACCATTAATACCAGGCCATTCTACATCTACTAAATCGTACTTATCTTTCAATTTAAATAGTACTTCTGCTATTTCTGGAGCGGTGTTTTCTTGTTCGTTATTTTCGAGTTCACCAGCTAACATAGCGGCTAATGATTTTTCAAATTCTTCGGCTTGATCATTTTGTACGTATACTTTGACTAAGTTTCCTTGGTCATCTTCTAATCCAAATGCGGTAGTATCGTCGTTCTGAATTTCTCGTTTTTGTGCTGCATCAACTTTAGATAGTACATCAGAAGCATCAAAGTCTGTACTCCCATGATCAACACCCAAAGATTCAATAACTGATTCTAAATTGGTTTGCTTTTTATGTGCCATATTAATAACACGACGTAACACATTTCGTGGTTTGCCATTTACTACCCCACCACCCCACAATGTACCATCCTTCTTTTTATTTTGGATATCGGTTGTGGTTTCGTGTCCACCGCCTGTGGCAATTGCATGAGCACCAGTGGCACCATCTGCCATTTCGCTTACTAAAGTTTTTAATAAAGACATATTTTCTTCCTAAAATTGAACATTCTCTACTATTTATACTTTATAGATTATGTATTTGTTTTTTCAAGATAAAAAAAATCCCCTATATTGGGGATTTTTAAACGTTGTGGATGAAAATTAACCTTCGTCTGGAACTTCAGTAGCATCTGTATCATCAGGCGCTTCCGTTGTGTTAACTTCCGCTTCTTCGGGTGCATTATCAGCGCGAATCTTAGCAATGATTTGCGTAGATAGTGTTTGTTTGGCAGCTTGGAATCGGGTCAATTCGTCACGAACTTCCGCTTCTTTTTTATTCCAATCGTTATAAATGTCTACTAAAGCACGGGCTTCTTCAGAAAGGTCTTCAACCTTGTAAGTAACCTCGTCGATATTAATAGTTTCAATGTTGTTTACTGTTGGCATGTTAATCTCCTATTTTTATTGTTATATCATGCAGTTTATTATATTTATCAAAGAGTAAAGCTGGTGAGCATATCAGTCAGCTTGTCGCCCGTTGGTTTATTATCATCCAATAAATCATTGGTTTTATCCTCTAATTTGTTGGACTTATCCACTTTAGACCTTAAATCATTGAGTGGTTTTGCTATACTGTTGTCGTCTTCGTCAACAATTCGCAAATTTTTTGGAACCCATTTGAGATGAATTTGCTTACCAAGTCCATCACTGTTCCTTGTTTTTTGTAATATGAATATAACCTTATTCATAGCACGCTTCTGTTCTGTAAAGATAATTGACCAATATACATCAGAAACGTTTATTTTACTTATACCACCAGCAATTTGGCTGTGGTTATGGTCGGTTGCACCAACCGCGCTTCTATTTAGCTGTGAAGCAGTAGCAATATACATGTTGTAATCAACACCTATCTGCCGCAATTGTTCAGAACTTCTTTTGTCTTTTTCAAATACGTTATCCGCAGATACCTTTTCATTTGGTGACATATTATCAAGGTAATCCAAAATCAACATATCTGGCATCATGCCATAGTGAAGATTGAATTCTTTCAAATATGCACGTATTTGATATGAAGTGGTACCAGATGGCATTTGTATAATATCCAATATACCATTATTTTCACCTTCAGCAGTAATTCTTGTGGTAATTTCATCAGTATGGTCTTTCCAAACCTTACGACTAATGCCCGTGAATATAGTGTCAAATCTTTGTGCTACAACATCCTCAGACAGTTCCAATGATATGTATAATACATTCAAACCTCTATTTATAAAATTGAATCCAAGATTGGCAAGCACCAAAGATTTACCACCACCAGAGTTGGCAGATACTAACAATAATTCTTTTCTGGATATTCCACCAAAAAGAGCATCGTCTATATCCCGCCAACCTGTTGGTGCTGTTGGGTTTTCGTTGAGCATTCTTTGTATACGTGCTTCCACGTCTTCAAAATATCTCAATCCTAGTTCATTTGTCAATGATACCATTACGGCATCTTTCACTATCTGTTCTGCTTCTGCATATTTACCTTCTTTAATGAGTGCTGGTAAAGAATTTGATGCTTTCCTCATAGCAGAATGTTTACAGAACTTTTCTATTTCAATAGAGCAATATTTTATTTCATCTGGCATAATTTTGTATGTGTCAAATACTTGCCCAGCTTCAGCTTCTATTTGTTTTGGGTTTGGTGTAGCACTATATTCATCGTAATATTGTTTTATAAATGACACAGATTGTCTAAATTCTGGGTCAAAATAATCTGCCTCTACTATATTTTGGCAGAGGGCGAAAGTATCAGTAGAAGATATTAAAT